ATTTTGCTGAAGATTTGCAGCAGATGGAAGTTTATAGTTATCGAACAAATCAAATGAGGGGAACAATGACCCAGTCGGCTGTTGAGGATTTGCCAATGTAACTTGTTGACCAATTCCATTGGGAGGGTTTTGGCCATGTGTCTTATTCCACAGGTCGGCAATATCACTAATTTGTTTATAATATGGCTGTAAAGCTGCATTATTTTTAGCGTTTGCTTCATTTGCTTGTGCTTGCCATACATTTGCACGAGCATACGACTCACTACCTTGTGCTGGTATAGCATATTGTGCTTGGGCTCGGTAGGCGTCAGCACGAGCCAGATTTTCAACTGACTGGCTTGGTCTTAAAGCAGCAGCACTTTGTGCATTTAGTAAACCAGCTTGTGCTTGCGCTTCTTGCGCCGCTCTAATGGCACTTAATTCTGACATTTTGTCTTCATGTGCCCGTTGAAATAATGCCATTAATGTTGGGTTTGGTTCAAATTTACCACTATCTGACCAATACATTTATTTTGCCTCCATTATCTCGGAGCCACATAAATATATTTAATTATGTTTTATGAAGCTCCACTTATTTTATTTTATTTTACTCATCCAAACTCTTAACTTAAAACGAGATAAACATATTGGAGATAAACTATCTAACACAATTTTAAAATCTGGATTATCCAAATAATTAGTATATATATCGTTTGTATATTTTGCAATATATTTTTTTAATGGATATTTTTGATGTGCTTGTAAAACAAAGTTTTGCCATATTGCTGTATCTATTTGAAGCTGATAATCTGATGGAATATACAAATCAAACAGGTCTGGTTTTACATATGAAACCATATATATTAAATAATAATCTTGTAATTGTCCATTTTGTAATAAATTTTTTATACTATCTTGTATTTTATCATTATCAATTAAGTCAACTTTAGATAGTTTATATTTCTGTCTAATAAATGTCCATATATCACATAAGTTAACTTGTGCTCCAATACCAACATATAATGCAAACCCTGTTAAATTTTCGTTATTATCTTGCACAAAATCACCTGGCATATAGTGTATGGGAGCTATTAAAGTGTATGCAAACGCTTTTTTACAACCACTTTTATTTATATACCAGGCAAATTGTTCTTGATGTAAAGAAGCATGATGAATATCTCCTAATCCTGGCACTATTGGAATGGTAGAACTTTGTCTATCCTCTCTATTATTACCCATTAATGGTTGTAAAACTCGCATGGCCGCAAATGATGTGGCAGATTTAGGGTCTTGTCCACCAATTAAAATTGGGTGTGCCCATGTAAACCAATCTCTTTTTATATTACCCATTCTATATGACCATTTTGTAAATCAGATTGTTCAAACCTTATTGGAACACAAGTATATCGTAACTGTTGATAACGGTAAAGTTGTTGATATTTATAATATAAATCTTGTGCTTCAGGTGATAAAACATTTGATGCCTCTGGATAACAACGTAAACCGTTTGAAAAACCACTCTCTGTAATTGTATAATCAAATAATGTATGTTTAATAGTTGTTGTATAATTAAAACCTGCTGCAACTATAAACCAATAGTTGCAATAATAAGAAGAATATATTTTTGATGTTTCAGAACCTTCACTCATAAATATAACATCATGATGTTTTATTAAATTACTTAAGGTAGGATGAGAAAACGGTATATTTTTAGCATATATTGAATAATAATCATCTATATCATGTGTTAATTCAATGTAACAATCATATGGTGCACAAAATGTTGAACCAAAAGGCCCCCCTCCACACACTTTTAATATCTGATATTGTATTGCACTAACATATAAATTATCATACTGCCTATATGTATCATAGAATGCAAAACATGGAGAGACATCATCTCGGTTAAGTAGTGCTGTTACTGGTAATTCAGGACATATACAATCTCCTGATACCATCCCAATTATTACATTAAAAGTCCAACCACCATATGCTGCTTGATATGGTTTACTATTTGAAGCTTTTGGTGGAGGTGAGGGTGGGTCTGCTCCTTCAAGACCTGAAAAAAATGCTTTATTTTCCCAAATATTATCCCATTTATGTTGAATATCAACCAGTTGATTATGATAAAGCAGACGAGCAAATTTTCTATCCCCATTATAACCTACAATAGGAATTTGATTTCCTAATTCACCATGAAAAATAGAAAATTGAAACTCTTTGGTATCTGTTCGTAGCTTATCAATTTTATATGTATATAAAAATCCATTTGCTGATGCCAAAGCTAAACCTGTTGGAACATAATAACCAGGAAGAGTCTGATGTGGACTATATGCATTCATCTGCATGTATCCATAATCTAATATAGAATTATATTCATATAAGAACTCTTTGTTAACATGTTCTTTAATAGGGGTATAATAACTTTCGCTGTAATCTGTTGTTATAATCTCAAATAAACCATTTGTTAGATTATATATTTCATATACATACATATTTACACAAATATCTTCAGTAAGTTCTTCTATATAAAAAAAGATTTTCCAAAATTCAGGGCTGTCATGCTCAACCCGATATTGAAAAAAATCTAATGAAGTTAAATCTTTAATATGTTTATCCATATCTAATATGACTTTCAATTTCAGCGTCTGCTAAAATATCAGTAATGTTACCTGTTGTTATTGCACCATCTTCAGCGGCTGAAACTTTACTAATTTCAACCTTATTCTCAATTATTGTAGCACGTTTATGTGCTTCAGCGATAGTTTGTTCTATAATTTCATCCATACTTAAAGTCGTTTCTTCAGTCAAAATGTTTAGATATTTTTCATACAAATTCATATAAATAGTCATGCTTTTTGTTGCTTCACGAACAAAGTGTTCTGCTGCTATAGCGTTTAATTCTTTATTAGCTGCTTCAACCATACTTGGAAAAAGTGAAATGTGTTGTTGTGTTATTTCATAAAGTTTTTGGGCTGTATCTAATTGTGTTTTATAAAATATATATTCTGCATTATATCGTTTATGTAATATCGTCTGTTCTTGCATTAAAATCTGATAAATCATTGATAACTGCTGCAATTTAATTTGTAATTCTTCTTTTTCAGCTTCAGCAATTTGATTATTAACTTGTGCCGCTTCATATCGGGCTAATTCTTTAGCATACATAGCTTCAGCTCTTAATCTATATGCTGATAAAGTTTCCCAAGTAATGAGTTTTTCATATAAATTAAAATATGTTTGTGCTAAATTAAATAACCCACTATTTAATTCATTGATTTGATTTACATATTGTGCTGCTAATTTATTATCTAATTCAGCTAATTTAGCTAAACTCATTTGAAGTTGATTTTGAAGGTCTGCTGCCATGTGTTCACTTAATTTCGTATTAACCAATTTTTGAATTTGCAGCTCATATGCTGTTACATCAGATTTAATTCTATCATATAAAATTTGATACTCTTGTGATTTACGCTGGCTATAAGCTAACACCATATCTATATTAGATTCAATACGAGCCCGCCATTCTTGGACTTGTAAAGGCACTTCTTTAGCCATTGTCACAAAACCTTCCATTTGCCCTTTTAAGGTAAATAAATGTAGGATATTTTGTAAAGTAGTATTATCTTGTTGTAATTTAGTATCTAAAATCTGTTGTAATATCTGGCTGACTAACCCAGATACATTGTTTAATGTTATAGTTCTATTTAAGTTAACTTGTCGCAACCGTTGTATATTATTTTGAAATTGTGCAATTAACTGTTGGTCATCAACCCATGTATCTAAATAGTTCTGTAATGCTGTAAAAAGTTTATCACTTTGCATTTGTTGTTTTAATACACGATTTGTGGTTGGAATAAATGTATTGACTAATGAGTAAGTTAAATTTTGAATTGGGGTTTGGCAGTTTGGAATAAAACTTAAACATTTTTGAATAACATCGTTAGCTAACAGTTCAAAATTATAATCTTGTATTGTAAAGTTTAATTTTGTTAAAAAATCATTAATATATGTAAAAATATCATTAACAATTTCAGCAATTTTAGATTTAGCAACATCACCAATACTTGTTGTAATTTGAGTCGGTTGTATCTGTAATAATAAATCAGCAATATTTAATAATGTTATAGTAATGGGTGTTAATTGACCTGGCTTGGGTAAAGTAAAATTATCTAAAGTATTTGTTGGTATAGTCGCACTGGATAATAAGGATGGTGCTTGTGGCTGTATGTTTGGTATTGTTAAATTTAATGCAGGGATTTGAATAGTTGGATAAGCCCAGTTTACATCTAAATTAGGTAATTCTCCAAAGTTACCAACATCTGTATTTATAGACTGTATGTTACCTAATTCTGGTATTGATATTTGAGATTGTGCTTGATTAACAATATCACTAAAACTAAAATCAGGGTTATATGGGGTTAACTTAAGAGTTGTGCAACCACTTTGTAACCATTGCATTTCAATCATTGGTGCATGAATTTGATTTAATGCAGGTGGTGGTAATAGACCATCGGTAGATTGATTTGATGGAGCATTACCATTACCAAATGCTATATTCGGGAAAAAACCTACTATACCACTATTTTGTTGTTGTTGCTGCTGTGATAAAAACCCTAATCTATTTGCTAATGTTAATGATACAGGTGGTGTAGCCTGACCTGATTGAGGGTAGGCTGGGTCAGATAAGGTAATCCATAAATCTCCGTAATTACAATCAGCACCCATATCAAATCTCCTTAATTATGGTTTAGCCGCTTCATAAATTGTTGCGGTTACCTTTGCATGTGCCATAGCACAAGCTCTAATCAATTCTTCAATGTGTTGATACCTCGCAACACCAAATATTGCTGCCGCAGTAGCATTTGTTTTATTTGTTGTTGTATTCATTATTTTATCATTTTCAATGTGGGCTTTATCAAGAGCATAATCTGTTCTGTCACTATTATAACGATGACTTAATTGGTTTCTTTGTTCTCTATCATAATCAAATAATTGTTGGAAATTAGTTATTCTATTATTTGCCAATTCGTCCTCTAATGTCGCTTTAGCGTTTCGTTCTTTAATTTGTAATTCTTGTTCAAAAGCTTGTATTCGTCTCTGGAAAATTCTATCAGCAGAATCAAATAATTGAACATCACTTTGACCCAATTTAATAAGAGCAGATAATAATTTCTCGTTAACATTTAATTGCTGTGATTGTAAATCATATTGTAATTTAACATTGTTAATTTGTGTTTCTGCCAATGATGCTTTGGCTTTGAATTTTTTATACTCTAAACTATATTTATCAATGTCAGCAGACATGCGTTCAACATTTGCTTGGTAAATATCAATTGTATTTTTGTAATGAGTGATTTCAGCAAGTAATTGTAAATATCTTAATGCAAGTAACCGTTTACGTTCAATTTCAAATTTTTGTCTTGTAGTTAATAAGTCTATTAAAGTAGCTTGCTTACTATGCTCAAGTTGTTCCATTTCTACTCTGGCTATGCTATTTTTTAATGTTTCTATGTTTATTTTATTAGCATTAAATTCAGCTTCAATCCAAGCTTTAGCTTTAGCTAAATTTAAATTATACAAATTTACTAATGCCGAATTAAATGCAACTTCTAATTCAAGTTGACTTTGATATTTTTTAACTTGAGCTTGATATGTAGTAGCAGCAATATTCGCTTGAGTTTCAACCCTTATATTATCTAAATTAATCGCAACATCTGAATACCACATAATACGTTGAAAAATTGGGTCAAATATACTCTCACTCCAAACTTGTGCTATAGAACCAAATGAATAAAATACTTGTCTAATTGCATCTAAATAAACATCTCTTAAATTTCTATATGAATATGAATAATAATCATATTGAGCGTAAATTAACTTATCAAGCATGTTTGATATTAACTGTAATACTTGGTTTATAACCTGCGCTTTAGTTTGTAAAACAATAGCATTTCGCTGCGTCCACGAATCATAATCAATTCTATCCAAGACCTCTGTCATAGGTCCCGTTTGTTTTTTAAAACCTAATGCAGCAAGTTTATCAGTAGTAGTAATTTTATCAATAATGTTCTTATCAACAACTGTATTTATATCTAAAATACATTTAGTAATAGCCTCTCTCACAGGGTCAACAATAGTAGGTATAGTTACATTTGGTAAGATACCTAAATTTGATAGTTGCACTAAAATATCACTTAATAAACTATCAATAAAAACCTTATATTTAGACGCATTTAATTGATTTATGACCCTATTATTATAAAAATCTGTTAAATAAGCTGAAATATATTGTGTTACAAATTCTTCAACTTTATCTTTAGCAGAAGATAATATTGTATCCATAGAAAAATTAGGTGGAGTTATATCAATATCTGGTAAAGTTTCTTGTGTAATGTTTGGAATTTGAATTTGAGGCGCAAGAATAGTAAGTGCAGATACCTCTGTAAATGATGGTTGAAAATCCTCAATACTATATTGAGGGTCTAATAAGTCTGGAACTGATGGTAATGGTATCATTTACTCCTCCTACTTTCAATTGGAGTAAATACAAGTTCATTGATAGCATCAATATCTTGTAAAATAAATTTTAATTTTGTGCCAGTTAAACCTTTCCCAATTTTTAATCTTTTATATTGACCAGTATATGTTGTTTGCTGCATATCTGTTTGAATTTTGACTTGATATGGTTTAGTAATTTCTCCATCAACATACAAATCATATAAAAATTTCTTTGTTGGCGAAGATAAATATGCCATATCTAATACTAACCCAGCCGTATCATTAGTCTTTTCTTTGGTTAGTTGATATACTCCACCTAACCCAGCTGAAAATAACATTTTATGTGTATTGTTAAATGTGTAAGATACATATGGATAACTGGCCGACCCCATACCTAATGTTGGATGATATAATAAAACAGTCGTAGTTGTATCAGGAACATTAACTGAAACCCCAGCACCAAAATATGGCACAATAAAGGTATCAGCTCTATCATCAACAATAAGTGTTTCAAGTAAATTATAAATCTGTTGAAGGTCTAATTTGAGCTCTGGTACAATTTGTATTAACTCTTGTAGAGTAACTAATAAAGCTTGTTGTGCAAGAGTTACTTCACCAGCTAAAATAAATTGTTCTGCTTGTTCCAGCTTAAAACTTAACTGTTGAAATACATTATCATTAGCATTGAACTCATCAGTAATACTTACCTGTTGAACCCAATAAAATTGTTCTAATAGATTGCAAAGTTCATTTAATGCACATTGGAAAGCTAATAATTTAACCCATGTATCAGCTACATCTATAACGGATTTTAATTCTTCAATTGCATTTCCAAAATGTTCTATTTGGCTTTGAATTTGAAGAATATCATCAATATTATGCCCAAACCATCTGTTTCCTGTTATATCTAAATTATTCTGCAAAAAAATGAAAACGTTTTCATAAAACTGATAGATTGTATTAAATGTATCAGTTAGTTGTAATTTATCTGCTAAACCCCAAATAATTTTTCCAGTAAAACTTGAATCAGTAAAGTTTAATACTGATGTAATAGCCCAAGAAATTTTATCTTGTATAGATTGTTGGATATTACATGTATCTGCAAGAGTATCCAGAATATGTTGAAGGGTTGTTACAAAATCTCCAACATCAGTTGTATCAACTAATGTTTCAAGAATTGTATAAATAAAATCTTGAACAAAATTGGGATTATCAGTTAAATCATGATTAAATAATTGTGCAATACGTGAATCATCAATCCATGTAACATTACTGCCAAGATTATAAATAATAATTGGAGTAATATCATCAGATACATGTGATACAGTAAAAGCGTGGTCACCTTGAACAATCCAATCGAAAAAATATAATTCACCATCCAATAAAAATGGAAAAAATATTACACCATCAACATCTGCTTGTATACTCAAAATATCTGATAGTGTAAAAAAATACTTAAATAAAGGAGTTAAAATTTTATCAATATCAATAACATGAGTAAGTTCATTCAAAAATTTTACCAAAGTTGCACAATCGTCTTGTGTGTCAAAAGTATCTGGTAAAGTATCTATATTAACCTTTGATAATATTGTGGTATCATTAAGACCAGGAGAGTCATAAAAAGTATCACTTATATATCGAGCAAAGGTAATATCATCCCCAAAAACAATATAACCTAAAGCGTCAAAAATTCCAGAATAATTACCATTAAATGGTTTAGCTAAATGGGCATAATCTAAAGTATTAAGGCTTAACCCAGCTCCTACAGTGGTATCACAAAAAGGTTTACCTAAATACGCATAATCTAATGTAATTATGTCTTTTGCATTAATTAAGCCCATAAGTTTAACTCGTCATCACATCATCAACAAACACAGAATATGTGGTGCCACCAAACGCTTGAGCCACAACTTCTATAACTCCTGTTTCCGTTGGTGTAACCGTAATACTTAACTGTTCCCATGTATTTGAGACAGCTGCTGTAGTTGCTATTACATCATCTGTAATACCAGCTAATTGTCTTGCTTTACATACTAATTTACCTGTAATGGCTGTATTTGTGCGTCTGAACCAAGCTGATATTGTAGTGGGTTGGTTAGCTTCAATAGCAAATCTTCCAATAACTAATTCAACAGGTCTATATTCATTTCGATTAACACCAGTTGGTTTTAATTCCCATGCAATCCCTGTTGGTGAATGTCTGGTAACTATCGTTGAGTTTATTTGTCCATCCAACATTAAAATTAAATGGTTATTAGCGGTCTGTTGATAATTATGAATATAAATATATGCTTCATAATTAGTTGGCCAATTATTATATGTCCAATACGTAATACCACTAAATTTCGCATTAGCAAAGTAATTTGTTCCAGTATTAGAATTTAGATAAAAAGCATAACTCGAATTATTAAATATTAAATTCCAAAATTTATTCTCTTTACCTATTAAATTTATATAAGAATCAGATATCTCATCAATTTTATAAAATATATTATGATGACCATATAAAGATATTGTAGCTTGTCCATTTGGTGCTTTAATATTATGAATTGACTTAAATAAATTAAAAGAACTATCATCAGATATCGATAAATTAGTATTATTATAATTTATTTCTTTTATAAAATTAAATATATTATATTTAGATGCTGATAAAAAAATACCATTATTACTATTGTTACAAGCTTGGGTATTTTCATTTATTTGGGCATAATTACAATTATTTATATATAAACCTGTACCTGTATTATTATTATTACAATGTTTAATTGTTGTTATAGTTGCATAATTACACGTATCTAATTGCAATCCATGAGAATAATTATTACAGACATTACCAATATAATCTATTATTATATTATTTCCAGAGATATATATTCCATAATCTGTATTATTATTACTATTGCAAAGATTTTGAATGTAATTGTAATTACCTTTACACATTAATCCATGGTAATATCGTGAAAAATTTAATCTGTTTATTTTGATGTAATTTTGAGTATCAATGTTTAATCCTATTCCATTACCACACTGGCCACTAAAGATTGTCTCACCATCTTGTATGTCGGTTGAAGGGTTATAGCCACCTTGTAATTCAATATACCCACTTGATGACCCACTATATGATAATGCCTGAATAATAGTTGTATTAGTAGATGTTACATCTGTGGGTATTGGGTCTCGAATATATGTTGGAACTGTCTCGGTAACTCCATAATAACCTCTACCCTCATATGAATAAGAATTTACCTGTTGGTCAAGATAAATAGTTTCAATACCACTTGAAGTATCAATTGATTGAATAGCAAGCCATGGTTCATCACCACCTTGCTCTAAATTATTTTTTGAAATCAATGCACACAAATGTGGTCCTATATCAGTGCAAGCAACAATATTATCTAAATAAATTGTAGGAGTATTAGGGTCAACTAAAGCATATAGAGCAATAGAATTTATACCAGAACCGATATTACCACCCTCATTAGATGATAAAGTAATTGGAATCCAACTACCTATTGCTGGTAATGGTGGAAAATTGAATGTTTTAACTGGTGTATTCCCAGAACTATCTGAACATAATTTAATTTGAAATACCTGGTCTATTGTAATAGTTCCTGATAAGTATAACCAGAATGAAATTCTCGAATAACTACTCAAATCTAAATTTGCTAATGATTTATAAGCAATTTTGCCAGTTGTAAAAGCATATTGAAGAGAAATTGTGCTGGAATATGAACCAGATTTACGGGTGGTTGTAGTGCTGCATGTTACATAACTATTTGCAGCTGTCCATGCAGTTTCACAAGGCTCGATTATAGCATTTTGCAATGTCGATAATTGAACTGCTTTTGATAAATTTGTCCACGTAGCATTACCAATAGCAACTGGTGCTGGACTTTTAGCAAATTTAATAATATCACCTGGATTAAATCCACTAAATGCTGATAATGTCTTTTTAGCTGTTGACCAACTTAATCCATCATTATTATCATTACCTTTTTTATAATCTAAACAATATGTAGTCATACTAAACCTTCAAAAGGTGGCCTTGCGGCCACCCCGATTTTAACTGGATGTCATAGTGTAAGTTACTGTTACCTGAATAATATCATTTGCCAATACAGCACGAGCTGAAGCAAATCGTTTAGCAGATAACAAAACACCTGTTTTATCATTTTTTGGTTGAGTATCAGTAACAAAACCACCATATACAGTCAAATTCTGTATCGCTGTAAACTGCATAGTATTGGTAGAAGTCATACTCCCATTAGATGCGGAACCAAATGTAATTTGCGTGCGGTTAGTAGCTGGTGAAAAATCAGTATCCTGGCATTCACCATAACTACCAGTCGCACTTAATGCCGAAGCAGCAGTATCTGTTAAAGCAGGTGTAACATTACCTTTAAACAACGATACATACCAAGTAGTCGACAAAGTAACACCACCACGCAAAGCATCTAAAATACGGTTCATACCTTCATAAGGAACTATGTTTTCGCCACATTCTTTATGCAGCACTCTTCCATCACGAATGTGCTGTATTTCCCATAAACCATGTAATTTCATATTACTCATATGAAACCTCCTAAATCAATTTACCATTTCGAATAATTACAGCATCCATTTGGTCACCAAAACCAACTTGCTGTAAGCCTACACCAGTCAAATCAAGCTCTGGTACTGAAAATATAGCACCTCTACCAGATGCTTGAAAATCTATTTTATTATCACTAACAGGCATTACTTGCTGTCCATTATATAGTCTCAAACCAGTTGGACTTGCCCAAACTAAAAATTCAGTATCTTTATAATAAAATGAACTAATAGTATTAGGCAAAACACCTTCTTGTGCTAAAATTGTGCGTTTTGGTAACGGAAATTCATCACTCAATAAAGAAATATCTTGCGTTGTGGTGACTAATAAACCTGTGGCCAAAACATATAAATTTGTAATAGTAGCATCAAATGGTATGCTATTTGTTGTGCCATCAAAGTCGAAATTAAACGGAAACGTAAAAAGTAATATATTACCACGATTACCCATTAACCGTGCCTGATAAATAACTAAATTATCACACGGTGGTAATCCACTATCAATATCCTTAAATGTATCCTCAATAAACATAGATAAGAAATCTGTGTTTCCTATCAAAAATGTATCCTCATCTAACATAGTATAAAAAACAGGTTTATCTTTAGAGGATAAAGAACGTAACATTTGTTGTTGGTTAGTTCCTAAATTATATAAAAATAAAGAATCATTATCTGTTGAATTGGCTCTGGCAACAAAAAATAAATAATCACCAAAAGTAAAAAGCGAATGTGCTTTATAAAATGCTTGAAAAACGTCAAATTTAGGAACTTTGTGTAAACGCCTATCACGAGTCACTAAATAATTATATAAAAATCTAATAGAATTATCTTGTAATTTTTGTGACCCTTCAAATTTATTAAAAACTATAGGTTTCACAATAACCCTCGTGGTATCCCAGTTGTATGGATATAACTTTGTGTTTGTAATAACACTTTTTGTTTCAAGAATTCAACCCATTGATTGAACCGCTGTAAATAACTATCAGCTACTTGACGGTCATAAACTTCAGTATCAGCCTTACGGTAAGCAAAAGCACAAACACCATCTACTAATGAAGGTTGCCAACTTTCTTCAAATGCAATTGAAGTATTAAGATTACTTACAGTAATAAAGATGGTATCCTGCGTTCTTAAAAATAATGTACCATCTATTTTGGGGATTGGGTAGAAAAATATCTGTTTTGAAACATTATCAAAATGATATAATTGAGGAATATCAGTCGTAGGAATCTCAATTATTGAATATAGATTAACTAAATAACTATAATCAACTTTTTGCAATACAGATGTATTAAATTTACAACTTAAAATACCAAAAATACTATTATCAACAGTAATTACAGACGAACCAGCCGTAACAGGCATAGTTCTATCACTATGCAATAAACTGGCATTAGTAACTAAATAAGATAATGCTTGATTTAACGCATCTATTAAGTCATCATCTGACCATAAGAATGGGTCAACCAAGTCATCTAATCTACGTCTGGTTGCATCAATAATATCTTGGTAAGTCATTTATGCTTTCCTACCACGCTTTTTATTTGTAGTAACATCCTCTGAATCTGTTTCAGTAGTATCATCGGCAGAATCTATCTCATCGTCATCAATTAGAATTAAATTGGTAAATCTACGACGTTCTACCTCTTTCTCCAAAATAGGTGTTGCTTCAAATAAAACATCTGTATCTGTATTTTTAATATATCGCATAAATCCTCCAAAAGGGGGCACCGAAGTGCCCCCCTAATTCATTTAGATAGCATACAAATGACCAAACAATTTTGGATATAAAACAGCAAAATCATAAACCGCCAAACCCTTCATAGCATTAGCAAAGGTCTGCTGTGGCCTATAAAGCTCATTCTTTGTTAGCTGCATAATATACACTAATGATTTCTTTGAACCAAACACACAATGGTAACCATTAGCGTCTTTAGCTAACAAATTCGAGGTATAAAAGCTAAAATTGGCTACTGACCCAACATCCATAGTGCGAACAATAGATTTATTATCACCCATTTCATGCGCCATGCGAAGGTCAGAAGTCATAAATTTAGCCATAATAGCAGGCGGAACTACCATAAACCTATCAGTTTCTGGAACATCCTGCTCATCGAGAGCCTGCCAACAACGAACAATAACATCAATCGCAGCATTATTAGTAGAACCAATAACTACAGGTGCTCCAGTGGCACCTAAATTTAGGTTATGACTTATTTTACCAGCCGTTACACCCTGGTTATTAGCATCAGCCTGTGTATAAATAGTCTGGAAAAATTCAGTATCATACACAATCTTTAACTGATGGGCTGCATCATCACTGAATTTAGACATCCAATTCATATCCATCTGTTTAATATCAATATCATCAATTGCAAAATTATAATACTTTGCACGATTGATTGATAATTCAACAGCAGGAGACTCTGGATATTCTAACTGAATCTGTGCTCCTTTCTGGTAATCACGAATGGTAATATTGGGAACAGTACGAATTATAACACGGTCACCAACATTCTTAAGGTCACCAAAATAATCCGTTACAGAAATCTGCGTAGCAATAGTTTTAGCATAGAACTTTTCAAGAGTCTTGCCCGCAAATATCAAAGGAATATATTTCGACGCATCATCAAATGTATAATCAGGATAGCCTGCTGCTCTTGCAATAGACATAATAAAACCTCCTAAAATTTAATTCGTTTATCCTTCGCAGCAGCCAGAATAGCCTCTTCCATTTGATTAGCTTTTTCCTTTGAAAGGCGACCTAAACTCTTATCACGGTAAAATTGTTCAACCTGCTGTGCCGTAAATATCGGTTTAGAAGCTGAATTACTTGTAACCGCTGTAGGTGACCTACCTTTAGGAGGAGCTACCATATTAGAAAATTTAGACTCATCTGCTGCTGACGTAGAATTTTGATTTTTGTATGTTAAAAAGAATTTAGCCACTAAATCAACATTCCCAGCATATGCAGCGTCCTGCAACAACTGCTGCTTCGTTTTATTAGTAAAATCAGCTGGCTCCTGTAGCCAAGTTAGAAAGTCCTTATCAGTATTCAATGTTTCCCAATCAGGAACTTTTTGTGCTAACCTACTATAAAACGATGACATCTGTGCATTCTGCACTTGCTGGTTTACATTCTGTAAGTCTTGTTTAGAGACTCCATGTTTCTCAACTACTTTCATTACAGCTTTGTATATTTCTGGAAAATCCTCTTGAAGCTGTTTAATTTCTGGCTCAAGCTCTTCAGTGTCCTGTTTCTGAACTGGCTGTTGAGCAACCTGTTGAGCCACTAACTGTTCAAACAGTTCAACTTTTGCCTTTAATTTTGCAGACTCATCTCTTAAACCTTTAACTTCCTGATTAAGCCGAGGAACTTCTGCATTATACTTTCCCTGTAATGTTTTATATTTGGTTTCCCAATTTTCCGTAGTATCTTGAGATGGCTCAATAGTCTGTTGAGTCTCATCGTCGGATACAGAAGATACCGCTGGTGTTACTCCAGTCTGGTCATCAACTGTTGTAAGTTGATTATCATTTGACTGAACAGGCGGTGTGGTTCCATCACCAAAAAATTCTTTTGCCAACGCATCCGTCTCTGTTCTAATTTTATCTATTACTTCTGTCATAAAAGCTCCTTATTAACCCATATAAGCACAAATAGCTCTAACTTTTACTGCACCCTTAATAGTAACTGCACCAGTATATGTTGGAACAATGTTTATAGTATCGTTTGCAGTATATCTACGAGCATAACCATAAGAACCAGGAGTAGTAGTTACACTACCAACTGCGCCCTTTAAATCAACAGTGTTTATAAATCCCGTAGCATTCTCTGTATCACCAAGTGTTGCGGCAGCACTCGTAGCAGCATCAGATGCTTTCACAATTTCAACCTCGGTGCCTAATACACGAGTACCTGTCCCAACATTCAATGCCTCAACTGTATCACCAGAAGCAACATTAAGCGCATCAAAATCAACCAGTGCATCAATAACAAATACTTTCTGTGCACCACGATACGGAAGACCAGAACCTTTAGTTGCATTAACGATAGCCATTTTAATGACCTCCTATAAGAAAATTTATAAAAAATATAAAGTAAAATAAAATTTATGTCAAGTATATTAATGTTCACCATTTAATGATTGCTGTTGGGCCTGCATTTTAATAATTGAAACTGCAATCTCAATTACTAAATTAAGTGCCCAATTAGCCCATTTCCAACCAGCTTCTTTCAAATTAGTAAAAATAATAGCTCGTTTCTCATCACCAGATAAATTTGGATTTTCATTTATTGCTGCAACAGCTTGTTTAACATTGTCCCAAGCTTCTGGTGCTGTAATCCATTTAGCTAACCCAATCAAAGCATTCTGCTGAATTATAGTTGAAATATTCATGTATCACCTCCTGTTGGTAATCCAATTCTTTTACTTGTGGCAATCGTTAAAATAATGTTAACAACAGCCACAATTCCACCAGCTAATAAATTAACCATATCCTTATCAATAGGTAATTGGTAATTCTGAACAACAAAAAACAAAATCCCTGCCACAACGTTAATAGCATTCTGAATATGTTTCCAAGCAGTGGCATTAGATAATTCATAACCTTTATAAATAACTTGCCACCAATCTAAAAAATTCATAAAATTACCTCCAACCATTAATACCAAGGCATAATTGCACTAACTTTATTTACATAATCAGCATTAACAAAAGTACCATCATTGTTTAGTAATGGCTTACCAGCATTATAAGCTGAAATTACACCTTTAACGCCATACTTATTAGAATAATTCTTCCACAACATTGCTAAATATCTACATCCAACATCAATATTAACTTCAGGATTAAATAAAGCTGAAAGCCGTTGGTTAAAACCTATACTCCTTGCAGTTGACCCTAACATTTGCATCAATCCCATCGATGATGATAATAAAACTAAAGTAGTATCAATAGTTTCGGGTGGAACAACTTTGAATGAGTCAGATTTCTGTATGTATTTGTCATATAGACTCTTTTCAAAGCGAAAGGATGTTTCATCCCAACCACTTTCAACTTCTATTATAGCTTTAACTAATGCTGAATCTAAATTGTATTTAGCCGCTATTTCATCAACAATTTTAAGTAAATAGTCTTTGTTTTGCATTCAACGCACCATAAATAACACCATAGGAGTAGTTTTTGGATATGAATAGGTCTGACCATTTGCTGTAAAATTCATCATATCATTATCATTAGCCAAAACACAAGTTAAATTATAAGTATTAGCATTAAAAAAACACCTAACAGTATCAATAAGAAAAGATGAACCAGAACAATTAAAAGTCAAGTTAGAAATCTGGTAAGATAAATTATCAGTAGTCCACATCAACATTGTCTTACATACACCATAATCATCACAATCAATAGATGATGTCTGATAAGTCATACCATTAAATGACCCAGTTAATGTCTTACCATCAACAGGGCACGAGCCAATAAGAAATGCATCAGCCTTCTGGTAAATCAACAATCCTAATAATAGCAAAAATACACAAAATTTTTTCATCATAATACCTCCGTTTTTAGTTATTTTAATTTCACCACCTATTCGGTATTACTTGCAGCAAGTCGTTTCGCAGTCATGCGTTCAACAGCTGCATTGTATGCTTCGGTATCATCTATTTGTGCCTTCAAGGCCTTTATTATTAACTCAACCTTCTGCATCTGTTCAATAGTAATAGATAGTCGTGACTTTATATCATCTTTATCTGACCCATCTGGTAAACTTTCAAGCATATTCTCAAAGTTAATACGGTCAAAATCATAGTGGAAGTATTCAATCTCACGGGCATAAATAGCATCTGCGATAACATCATACTTGTAATTAGCGGGTAATTGTGTGTAAAGCATAATTTATATCTCCTTTTAATTTGAAGTAAATGCTACACCATTGCCATTACCAGCAGGTAATGTAGCAGGGTCGGCAAACTTGGTACCAAATCCAGACGATGACCATTGATATGCCGAAACATAAGGGCTATTAGTATGTGCAATGGCAATCTCCGTACCAGCAGGCGAAAATGCTACTCCATATCCATCCCCAGCAGGTAATGTGGTAGGGTCGTTAAATAGGGTGCCGAAACCAGACGATGACCAATGATATACTGAAACATAAGGGCTGTTAACATGCGCAATGGAAATAGCAGTACCATCAGGGAAAAATGCTACACCATCACCAGTACCAGAAGGTAATGTGTTAGGATTGGAAAACTTGGTACCGAAACCAGATGACGACCAAGAATATGCTGCAACATAAGGACTTCCAGAATGCGCAACAACAACCGCAGTACCATCAGGCGAAAACACTATACCATTGCCAGTACTTGTAGGTACTGTGGAAGGATTTGCAAACTTGGTACCAAATCCAGACGATGACCAAGAGTATGCCGAAACAAAAGGCGTAGTAGCATGTGCAACAGCAATAGTAGTGCCATCAGGAGAAAATGCTACACCATCTCCAGTACCAGCAGGTACTGTGGAAGGATTGGTAAACTTAGTACCAAATCCAGATGATGCAGACCACGGATATGCCGAAACATAAGGGCTATTAGCATGTGCAACGGCAACCACAGTTCCATCATGGGAGAATGCTACTCCATATCCAGTACCAGCAGGTAAGGTAGCAGGACTTGTAAACTTAGTACCAAATCCAGATGATGACCACGGATATGCTGAAATATAAGGGCTGGTAGAATGTGCAAGAGCGACAGCATTACCATTAGGTGAGAATACTACACCACGGCCAGTATTAGGTGGTAATTTAGCAGGATTGGCAAACTTAGTGCCAAATCCAGCCGAAGACCAAGAGTATGCCGAAATATAAGGGCTCGTAGCATGCACAATGGCAATTTGGTAATGTGCACTTACTGAAATACTATATTGTATAATACCTGGTGTAAACACTAACTCGTCAAGTCTCCTAATAATACCCACACATCAGTATCAGTTTTGATAAGTGAAACCCCAACCCATTGTGCCGAGATGCTCTTATTCCCTGCTTTGGAGTTGATAGTTACACCTGATGCTGGGCTAAATGTAACCTTCCCAGCGCCTGTTTGGATACAGTTGATTTGTGTCCCGATAGAAAATGCAACGGAGGAATTTGCTGGCACTGTAACCGTAATGGCGGAAGCATTGTTAAGAGTTATCAGCTTCGAGGTATCTGTAAGCGCCAGGGTATAGGTAGTTCCTGTCTGGGCATTTATCGAAAAGATATTAACACCTGCTATCGCTGCATCAAGCTGTTGTTTTGGCACCGCTTGCAATGCTGTTGTTGCGTTATCTGAAAGCACCAGCGGGCCTGTCATGGTATCACCAGCTTTCGATACAGTATTAGTGGTGTAAGCAATGGAACCCGTAGTATCTGTAACATATAAATCAAACCCAGACCCATTCCGCACCAAATAAACGGTATCAGCCACTATAGGATTTGGAAGATTTGATACTACCTTTGCAAAGCTAATAACTCCCATTTACCACCCCGCTGTCTCCAGTCTTGCCCTGGGTGGATTACCACCATAAATTAAATTCCCATTTGCGTCCTCATCAATCTTACTCAATTGTGTCATATTACTGTGAGTATGACTATTAGTAACCGCAGTATCAAGCTGGGCAGGGGTTGACGATGGCTTACCAGTTATCTTGTCCCATGTTAACTGTAAGTCTAATGACTCATATTCAGTCAGTTTAATCCAGCTCGAATTAGCATCACGCCATACATAAGAAGCTGAACCAGATGAAACAGTATTATCTCCTGTGGCATCAAGCACAAGAACATACATCCCATTATGCTTCGTCAAGGCATCTCTATCGGAAATAGTGTTAACAATTATAACACCACCCCCAGCCGCAGATATAGAAGCATCAATCATTGCCTGAACGTCATCACTGGTAATAACACGTTTGGTAACTGTTGCATCAGCATTCGTAACATACATCTCAACATAATTGGGCTTGGCCGCAGGCGCTACTAAATAAACTGCATGACCGTCTAATGTGGCTGGTAACGCTGTAACTTTGTGAATTTTAATAACTGCCATAATAATCTCCTACCAATGAATTGTGCCATTTAACACGGCTGAACAATAAATACCATTATCAGAACCTAGTGTAATTGTATTATCAGTATCTTTACTTATACTACCAATACCAGGAGGTCCCGAAGGTCCTGGAGGACCTGGTAATACATTATCGGATAGAACAACAGGTTGCTCTACGATACAAACATTTGTGTTATCACTTGTATAAATAATTATTTCATCACTCATAGTTAATCATGTGTTACATCTTCAAGAATTTGTAGCATATTTTGCTCATATGTTTTACGCACACCATTAGCATGAGTAACTTCTAAATCATATTTATATTTTCCAACAGGTAAATTCATCTGACTATAAGGCACCTGTAAATCAATACGACCTTCAAGTGGTGTTATAGTCAATAAATTATTTGCACTCGTTGCCTGTAACACAAGTGTTTGTTGACTATCTCGTAAATACAACCGAGCTGACGCCCCTGTTAAATTTATTGGTGCTTCGGTTGCATCTTTCAAGACCCATGTGCGCAACCAGGTATCACCACGAAATAATTTAACATCCATATCATTCACCTAACCCTTAAACGTTGGGTCAATTTCTTTCTGCATAGCAAAAGCCTCTAATGGTAAAAAATAATAACAAAACCCTTGCTGAGGACTCGCCATAAAATTAGAAATAACATTATCTTTATGCTCAAGATGATGTGATATATTCCTAATACAACGCTGTTTTAATTCACAACCTTCATTATGACAAATAGAAAATTCAATCTGCATAGTTACACCTTCTGAAATATTAGCAGTGCTAAATTTATAACTACTGATGTTAATGTCATAATTAAAATAGTATAAAACTGGTTAATTTTACTTTCTAATTTTTCAAGAAGTTGAGAAAGTTTAGCAACTTCTTTATGTCGTTCATCACAATATTGCTTAAAAACAGCATTTTGGGATAATATTTCATTAATTAAATTCCTAACTTCTGACTCATCTAAACATGGAGGTGCCGCCATTTACCCACCTCCTATTTCTTTTTAGCCATTTTTCTAAACGTTTTAGCTAATGCAGCTCTCTTTTTGGTAGTAGGATTAGGACTATTTAACCCTTGCTGAATACATTCATCAGTAACTTTACCACCACACTGCTGTGTAAAAGCTCCTTTTTTCAATGTAGGTGCCAACTTTGAAAGCCATTTTTTATCTTTAGCCATGGTTATTACCCTCCAAAAGTAAGTTTATTACGCAAAATACCAACGATTTCAACGATTGCCGCTGTATAGCCCTGTAAAAACCTTACAGTGCCTATTTCAGAGGCACCTAATAATAAGTTAACTTGTGATGATATTAACTCTTGTAATGTATTAACTAACCTTTCTTTATGCTCAATTGGCAAACTATGTAGCACCCTTTGTAAATCTTCATTAGTTGTTATCTTTGATGACATCGTTATCTCCCATTTTCGGAACTAAATTGATTAACATTCTGCCCTAAATCCTGCGCTTTGTCAATAACTGGATTACCATTGCCTTGATTTGTAAATGGAACTTGTCCTTGCGGTTGCTGACCTTGGTTTGGAACTGGCGCTTGACCTTGCTGCTGTTGTAATTGCTGTAAGAATTGCTGTAGTTCTGGGCTTGATGCAAATATCTTATCAGTATCTAAACCTAAATTATCTGAAATCTGCTCCAATAAGTAACGTCTGCCCTCAACACCAAGTAATTGTGTATCCATAGGATTAGATGTAATCTGTAAGAATTCCAATGCACGCTGTACTTGCGAGGCCTTCTCATCCAAAATAGATACGCCTTGAGCATTAATCTCGTAATCAGGCACATCAGCTATATCAGTTAAATATTGTAAATTAAAGTAATATTGTTTCTTTACTATTGGTTCAATTAAATTTGTATCAATATTATTCACCACATCTTTAATACCACGTGATGCATTAGTATGTAACATTGATAAACCAGATGCGGTTCTACCTAATGAAGCCTGTGTTAAAGTGCCAGACTCATAAGATGGAATACCTGATAAATCTTCTGCAAACTTATAAATCGTTTGCATCATTTCTATTAACTGTTGCACGGTAGGTGGAACATTATACATACGCACAGCAGGAGCACTATTCATAGCTGACTCATGTGCGTCTATCATCATAAATGGAAAAACTTGTTTCTGTTCTGATACATTGATACGGTCAACATTCCGTTCAATAATAGGCCCTGATGATATAATCGAATTGTTAATAGCACTACGAGCAAGGGCGTTTAACGCCTCTTGTAGTGGTTTTAGAATATCAGCTATTGATAACCCCCAAAAACTATCTGGTATTTCAACAAATGATGTTTTAGTATATGGTTTATGTCCCAGAGGGTCAGGATTTAACATCGCTTTAATGACGGTGCTATCAGCTACCCAAATACACATATTATAATAACCAACATCATCAATAGGCACACCTAATGTATCGGCAATACCTTCTTCTTGTAAAACTGAACCTCTTATTGTGCCCCAATACTCAATAACATCAATAACATCACCTTGGAAATAATTTTTACCTTCAAATTGCTGTCGCAATTCTTGAACAGCACTATCCACCCCACCAACTGTTACTGCTAAATACCCACCTGTATAACGAGATAAAACACTCCTAATAGCATCTTCATTGAATCCCTCAACACCAATTAAATTGTATAAATCAGCAGGTGCTAAATGTAAAATCTCAACAATATAATCACTATCAATATCAGTGGATGTTGGTGATGGGTAAAGGTCAATAGGATTAACTCGATTGTATGTAGGTATAATCGTGGAGGTAGGTTCCTTGGAATTTTTCATAAAGACCTGCTCACGGCGTAACACAGGCCCTTTCAAAATACCAGCAGGAAATAATACTAAATCATATAACACAGATGAAAACGCTTTGTAAAACCCACCCTGTATAAACTGGTCATAAATTTGCTGCTGCATTTTTTGTGCTAATTTATCAGCTCGGTCTTTTACCATATTCATTAAATCATCTTTGGTTTGTTCTTGAATAACTTGCTGTGTTTGTGGGTCTATTGTAGCACCACTCTGAAGTAATGGCTGCAAAGTTTGCATCAACTGTTGCTGTAACTGCTGCTCAATTTGGTCAGGCACATCAGGTATCGGAGTTGGTTTTAATTCAAATAACGTATCCTCATCAGCATATATGTCTGATAACCACGCCTTACCTGCACGAACCTTCATGTTAATCAACGGAATAAATAACTCTGAACCACCAGCATCAGTTCTAATCTCTCTTAATTTTTCAGGTGTATATTCATTCTGCATTGAATATAACGCAGCAATAATCCTATTCATAATCGGGTATTTCGCAGTCACTGCCCGATTCAAATCAGACATAACTTTCTCAACTAATGGTGTTAAATTATTTAATTCATTATTTTTTAATGCTGCATCATCAGGATTATTGTTATTTAGTGATTCATAATTATTTAAAACTGAATTAAAATCATCCATTAAAACCACCCCTGTGCTCTTAAGCCATACTGGTTAATACCTGTATGGGTAAATGTATTATCTTCATTGTTAATTTGCCTTGCTGTATAGCCTAAACACGCATATGTCAATGCATCAGCTATATGGCTATACATATTCTTATCAGGAACATCTGAATAACGGTCGCCTACTAAACGTAATCTACGAAAACAATACTTACTTGTCAAGCCACGAATTAAGTATTTACACTCATTATCAATTAAAAATGCAGGCTCACCTTTAATAAACCTGGTCAAATAATTATTAACAGCCTGCAATCTTGCACCAATGGCATTGGTATAAGCGGCAAATGCCTTAATACCTCTTGAACGCAGTGTAGTAAAACATGTTCTGGTAACATTTAACTGTGACCTTGCATTACCAGCAGGGTCACCAATAACTGTATAAGGCCAATTCATATACTTCGTTTGTAATAATGGCAATAACCGCTCAACAACAAACGTATCAACATCCGTTGCATCCTCTGAAACAAGCTCATCATATACCCTAAATGTTCCATTAGGCAACACCTGTGTAATAACAGCAGCAACATATAACCCAAAATCCATTCCAATAGTTAATGGTATGCCACGAATTGGAATAAGAGGCTCTTTTGATATATGTATAGATGGTGTAAATAAACTAAATACTGGCTTACCATCCCGTGTGTAACCATACTCACCATGCACATAAATCTTCACCCAGTCGGGGTCATTACCTAATACCAAATTCTGGTAATACCCTGTGGGTAAATTTGATATATTCTCCGCTTCAGGACTTAAACCAGATGGCTGCTTAAAAATAATAGATTTATTCTGTAATTCAGGTGTGGTGTTGATAAGCTCCTCAAAATACTTATAAAACCAACCATCAACATCAGGAGGGTTAGTATCAATTATAATATATGGGTAACTACATTCAAAGTTATACTCTTTCAATTTACGAGGATACCTATTGATACGAGAATCTAATAATACAAATACCTCTTTCGGTATCTCACGACCTTCATTCAACCAAGCGCCACTAACTTCCAATGACAAAAGGTCTTTCAACTGCTCTGGCCTATCCAAAGCACGTAATAACCACTCCGTATCAACTATTGTCCCATCCTCTAAACCAAATTTCAACATATACCTCTGCTCATTCTCACGCCATATAGGCTTAAGAGGTGTAATCCACTCATCAATAGTCTTCTTTGTAGTATCCTTCAACTCCTTCACTGTATTACGCACAATAACATACCTCGTGCGCCTAACATTAGTCCCAGGGATGACAGCCTGCTGCTGTGCAGTTCGTAATAAATGCATTACACACGCCGAGCTCTTACCCGAGCCCACAGGCCCCATAACAGCTTTAATACGATGCTTATCTAACATGAATGCTTTTAGAGTTGGAGCATCATCAAAACTAAAACTAATAACCTGCGGCTTACTCATTAAACACCTCTAACAATTCAATAGCTACAGGATGACCACCAGTAGCTAAACGCTGCACTCTCTTCAATAAATCATTAAAATCATAACCATGATGTAATGCTACATCATTCAATGCAATACTACTATCAATATGCTCAATTAAAATACGCCTAAATAAACATAATAACTCATCAATACTCATAAAACAACCTCAACATAAAATTAAAACGTTTTCATTTTTTTTGAGCCCCATGAAAACGTTACTACTATATATCATTTTTTATTTTTTGAAAGATATTCTATATAAATTTTTTTCAATTTTCCTTTTCTATTTTTCTAAAGAGGTATAAAAGCCTCACACAGTTCGGCCACTATGTGTCCAATATACCATAGGCCTTGTGTCCGATAGGCCGTAGGGTGGCCAAAGATTATAAGTAAGGTACGATACGAAAAATTTAATAATAATAATAATAACTATAATTGATAAAGTACCTTATAAGAAAAAAAATTGATAATGATAACTATTACTGATAAGAAATAAAATAAAAAAAGACCTCGACTCCAGGGAATGAAATCGAGGTCTGTTAAGAATTACTTATGTGAAACGTAATACATCACAAAAACGCACCAGGCCCATAAAATGATAATGTATTCCATGGCGTTAATCCTTAATAAGATTCATGAGAATATCTTGAATTGTGCCTGATATTTGATTCGGCCCTTCTACGATATCACGTTCCGCCACTCCAGGAATTAAGGCGTTATATAATAGCCACTCTTTTGCGATGCTGTAATAATTACCATCTTTAAAAATCCAATATGAGCCCTCGGCGTTTCTATATATCCGAATGAGCGCAAGGTCATCCAGGGCGATTAAAGATATGGGGCTATCACCACTGCAAGATGGCGACCTCTCCTCCACCACTTTACAGCCGCAAATCGGTTCGACGTAATCATGAATAATGTCAATCCAATATCCCTTGTCTGTGTGTGGTGTAAGTTTATAAAACTTTTTTCCATAAGAATATTGACATACTTCAAGCTTTCCGTGCGGTACAATTGTCCGGCCCGAATTGTCATTAAACCCTAACACGATAAGCCCTTTTGAATTAAAAAATGTTTTCATTTTTTTATTTCCTTTCATTAAAAGTTTTGAAAAACAATATCTAATTTCTTTCCATGACAACTGCAGTTCCTTTAGCTGTTATGCCTATAACTTGTTCATTCGTGACTGCATTCAATGGGATTTCACGATAAGTATTTATTATGGCCCAAGGGTCATAAAATATCGGTTCCCTTTGAATCATTTCCTGTTGGTCGAAATAATCCCATAAAATTAACGCCGCATTAGGCGAAAAAACTGAGCGCAAGTCATGCGCAAACTTGTGAAATGTTAAATGAGTTAACATAGGTCAATATCCTTTCTTTTTTATTTATTAGAAGTTTTGAAATACAATCGTACCCTCTTGTGTAACGCCCAGGATAGTTGTTTTTTGATGTAAATAATCTAATACAAAATCTTGTTGTTCAACGTCTGTTAACTTATTGTCAACAACAAGTTTATAATCATAAATAATTTCTTTAACTGTTTGCTCACAAAAATCGCACCTAAAGGATACAGGGTCAAATTCAATTTCTTCGGAGGCGTCTTGTTCATACTCATTCAAAAAATCCCAAATGATTTCCAATCCATTATAGGAAAATGGATTGTTAGGTTCACTCTGCATTCCGTCTATAAAATCAAATTTTGATAATGTGTATTTCATTTCTTTAATTCCTCCCTTTCATTTTTAATATATTGATTGAATAATTTTACAGCCTCTTTTTTTGAATACCCGAAAAACTGTTTAGACATTAAATGACCGTCCACTATTGTAGAAATAATCCATTGTCCTTCCGGGCCCGTTTCTATAATCATTTTTTTATCCTGTAAATTAAATTCTACATAAAACGACACAATCCATGGGAAATTGATATCCATAGGTGAAAAATTCCAGTGCGTAAAATTACTGTTATATTTTAAAAATTCTCTCCACTCTGAAAAATCAGTGAGCTTTCCGAAAAAAGAACAGGAACAAAATTTTTTATTTACTTGACATGTCACTGAACTTATTAAATAAGGCAATCCACTTTCAAATAATAAGTCATTTAATTTTAGCGCTCCATCCAATTCTTTATTAGTCATTTTTTTATTCCTTTCATTTTTTTATTATTCTGTTATTTTTAATCGTAAAAAATTTACCATCTTGCGCAAAAACGCCATCGGCTTTCATAGCAAACACGGTAACATTTTGTTGTTGTTTGCCATAAAAGTAATGTGCATATGAAATGATTTCGCATTGAGAAACGGGTTGAATAAAACCCTTTCTAATGCAGACGTATTGATTTTCGGGAGGGTCCGGGAGGAATTGTGTAAGATGCTCAATTCCTCTTGTTAAAAAAGTGAATGGCCTATCCTCGGAATAGAATTGATAAAGATGTTTAGCGCCTTTTTGGCCGAAATGCAGAACATAGCCCTTGGCCGGCAAGTCTTTTTTAGCCAGCCCGTAAATTATTAAATTGCTATATTTAATCATAATTTTATCCCTTTCTTGGATTTTTGAAATTTTTTACAACAAAAAACCCTAAAGGGTATGAATTTTAATCATACCCTTTAGGGTTTAGATTTTACGCCAGCCTGTATCTCCCTCACGGGAGGCTATTCTAAAACTCCATCCTTCCTTTTCAGGCCAGTTTATGGGCCGGAGTATAAAGGGTTGAGAGGACTGCAGTACTGCCATTCCCTCAACGTGATAAATGGTGACATCTCCCTCTACGATTTCCCACCATTTTGTGGTGAGAAACAGTAAATCACTGCCATTACATATAAGGACCGCTTTACTGCAGTCCTCGTCAAATGCAATGGTGGGAATTACACGGCTGCCTCTAAAAATGCCCCCGACATTACTTACCACATTTTCAAATGGGAAAAATACTTTGACCACTTTCCCGTCCACATTCCTGTAATAAGTCCAGTTGAATTCATCCATTTTTTTAGCCCCCTATCTTGTTTAAAGTTAAATATCCCACTCATAACTATATGTATGCCATTTGACACCATGGCATGACATATACCCTCTGTAAAATACTTCCGGGTTGTCCCGGTCCTGCTCAAAAAATAAACAGGATTTTTGAAACGGAAGCCTTAAGAGGTCAATTTCACCATAACGACGTATGATGCCATCGCTTGTTGAAATTATACAATCTTCAGTAAAATAAAATAAAAATTTAGGCGCCCCACTTACAACAAAATGGTGAAACCAAGGGTCTTTTTGCAGACCCTTGTAAATTAACGTTGACCCTATACAAAAATTCCCGTTCCGGGCGCCAAGCCCTTCGACCTCAAACTCTGTGATAATCATTGTCTTATCTCCCTTTCTTATTTAATTTCGCCTTGTGGCAATATCAGAATATCATATCTCATTGCAACTGCAACCCTGTGATATTCGTTTATGCCGGGCCCTTATCCTCGAGGTCAAAAAGCCCGAAAGCGCCGGGAACAGCGCAGGCGGGAGGATAGGATATATACAATGTGTGCTACAATGTGCGCCCGATTAAGTTTTTTGAAAACAATAAAATTTTTATGGGGACTGTTATAAAGGATATGCCTATAACAACCCCAGGCATGATAATGTTTTAAATGAGTTATTTTTTGAGATAAAACAGACTATGTAAAGACTCGGCAATGATAGCCTGTTTTATCTCATGACATGAATTTACCAGGAACAAAAATGCCATATTATAACAGTTTAACTTTAGTAATTTTTAAAAACTGTATATCAGGCTCAGTACTATCAAGCCATGTAAAATCCAGCTTGTATGTTTCCAAAAAGCGCACCCAAACGATTTTATCATTAGGATTAGTAATCAAAGTAATATCATAATGTTTTTTGCATTTCTTATGCCTTTCAATGTTCTGAACGAGAAAAGCCATAGCGCTATTTCTCAAAAACCAATAACCATTAGATAAAATACGCCAAAATTTTTTTGGTGGAAAAATTTCTTTAATATCTTTCATTTTTTTTAACCCCTTTCATTTTTGAAAAAGTCTTTTAAGGTTAAGGTCATGGTACAATCATGACCATCCAATACTTCAATATCAACATAGACATTTAAATTGTCAGTAATATAAAATTTTTTGAAATGGCTAAACCAGGCGTCTATATCGTTATACCAGATATAATAATCAAGATAATAATCGTTATCAGAACGCCCATCCCATGCAAACTCGTAAACAAGGTCAGATAACTCTAAAATTGAGTATAACCTTGATAGCCGATAGTTTGTTGAACTATTTACCAGCATTTTTGTTATCCCCTTTCTTATGATATTGTATTTCGCCTTGTGGCAATTCCAGGATAACATATTTCATTCTCTTTACAAGCCCCGCCATGTGTGCTTAAACCTCGAGGTTAAAAAGCCCAAAAATACCACCCACCAACACACAAAAAGATATAATAAGATAGGATGCCTACAATGTGTCATACAATGTGTGCAAAGTTATTTTTTGTGAAATAAGAATTGTTTAGGGGGCGCCATAAAGATTATAGCACCCCCAAAAATGAGATATGATAATGTATTTGATTTGACTATTTCAGATAGACCAGGCCTTTGGAAGTCTCACCTACAAATGACCGCCAGTCGGAAAGAATTAACTCATCGGTGGCCAAAACTACCAATATAGCGGATGACATACATTCTATATTGTCCAGGCGCTCGAGTAACCAGTCAAGGCGCTCCATCAAATCCCAAATCGAGGTCTCACGGTAGGTGTCCACAATGTAATCCTTAACAGATTCAGTCAATTCAATGCCAGGCCCCAAAAATTCATTGACATGCTCAAAGATAACCTCGAGGGCCTCATCTGATAAAACCTCGGGGTCAACATACCACCGCATTTCCTGAATAAAATCATCACAGCTAATTGTTTTTAACATAATTTTTTATCCTTTCTTATTTAGATTTTAATTTAACGGCTCCCAGTCACGGTAAAACTTGAAACCCGTGACTTTGAGTACGATATAATTCCCGCCTAACTTATCTGGCAATACTTGCAAAAATGCTTCATATCCATCACGTAAACGCTCATACAAATAATAATGCCAGTAGATATAATGTTTTGCATGGATAAGAAACAAAAAAGAATAAGTCTCATCACGTTTCCAAGCCTTGATAAGACTATATGGCAGATTTAATCCATTGAGATAACACTCGACCTTTTCGAAGTTTGTCATTTTCATGTTCGTAATCCCCTTTCATTTTTATTTCGGCTTAAATGTAAGTAAGCCTTCAACAGCCAACAAACACCCACCAGACGATAACACATCCACATCCGTCGTTATATGTTTTAAGTAATGTTTTCTTAAATACTTACACCACTTTTCTACGTCCTCACAATGGACGTATATGTCGAACAAATAAACACTATAATAAAAACAGTCATGTACCCAATCACCCACAAACTCATAATGTAGATTGGAAGCCCGTAAAATTGTGTCTATTTTAGCCCGCTCTTCTAACTTTGTGGTTAACTTGTATGTCATGTTCTTAATCCCCTTTCTTAATAATCCTTATAAACTATCGTGCCTTTATCAGTCACACCCAAAATAATAGTGAATTTTGCCAGTTGATTCAATGCTATCTCGAGCGTTTCTTCATCCGTAGAATCCACATCAAGGGTAATATCATTTAACTCAATGATATCATACACTGTGCGCTCGATAAAATCACAACTCAAAACCACAGGGTGAAACTCTATCGCTTGACCCAAATCCTTTTGAATAGCTGTGAGATAATTGTATAAAATCTCCAACCCGTTGTAAGAAAGCGAACAGTGTGAAGACTTACTCATCACCTCGATAAAATCAGATTTTGATAACGTGGCTAACTTGTGTTTCATGTTCTTAATCCCCTTTCTTGTTTATTTTTGTTAATTCCAATATAGCAAAAAAAGCACACAATGCAACCTCTATCAAATACAAGATATGATAGATAAAATTCTACATATAAACTTAAACCCTGAAAAGATAGCCCAAAAAAATAATAAGCCTACAATGTGTGCTATTACTACAATGTGTGCCAATTGCCTCAAAAAATGAAAACGTTTTCATTTTTAGTTTAGCCAAAGATTATTAGGTGAGCCAAACATAAGCATAAAAAAATATATGGTGAAAAGCTTATTGCCCAAAGACGGACTCGAACCGTCAAGGCGTTGCCGCCGAGAGATTTTAAGTCTCTTGTGTCTGCCAATTCCACCATTTGGGCGTAATCAAAAACATATAAGCGGCGGCCGATATTACCATCAGCACGCCGCTATAAGTCATGTAAGGTTAATAATAAGCTCTAAACCTTACATGTCTAAAGATAGACTTTTTCTGGATAGTGCCATCCGGTAGCTCTTCCTCTACCGATGCACGACAACTTGTCGCCGCTACACAGCGCACGTCCTGCATGGCAAACGTCTGCCTAACAGCATTAACAAACTGGTAAGTAGCCACCATTTCACCCTGAACCAAGATGATACTATGGGGCTGAATAACCGACTCAAGCCATTCATAGACCGGCACCAAATGGGCCTGAATATTCCACATATTTGCATCTGCTGGAATATTAGCCCAGATGTCTAAAAACTCTTTCGGTGGATAAAGAAAATCAGTGACACCAAGAGTTTCATGAGCATCATCCTGTTGCTCCGCCGTGAGCTTGTGGTTCATCAGAACAATCATTGTTTTAGCCATTGTTGTTTCCTCCGTATGGATTTGGATTTGATATTAACACATGAGTTTTAGCATGCAAAAAACTTCCTAAACCTAACGTATTGTGGCATCTCTTTTTTGATAATACTCCCATCTGGTTGCATCTCTGCAATCGTACTCCAACGTATTACTGGAGTAATACATGTAGTCTTTTTATGTTTATACATCCAATTAACAATATAACACGTTGCTACAATATCACCATCTATAAGTAATAAATCGTAGGGCTTGGGTGATACACTCTCTAACCAATCAAAGATTGTGTTAATGTAATCTAATAAATCCCAACTACAAATCTCTGGTGGAATTGAAACCCATCTCTTTAATATCTCATCTGGTGCATAGATTATTTCATCATCCACGTTGAGATATTCTCGAACATCCTTAATCTGCACATCCGTTATCTTGTTTTGTGTTAATACAAACAACCTTACCATAATTCTATCCTCCTGATTCAATACAAGGGCCATTTATCCAACAGGCGTCTATTACATCTATAAAATCTTCCAAGAAATCTAACGAATAGAGTTGAGTATCATCACCCCATTTATAAAACAAAAACAATTCATCTAACTGAATAAAAAAGCAATCTACGATTGTAAATTTCTTCTTTAGGTCTAATAAGGTTTCATCAAATGACTTCTCCATAATCATCCCCCCTTTATCTTCTTTAACTCTTGATTATACCAATTATTCACATCAAAGAGGTCAATTTTACAATCCCATACCAATAAGTAGATTTCAGATAGAATGTCGTTGGGGTCATCAGTTGACTTTACACGCCCCAAACACGCACGTAAATTTTCAAAAAATTCATCAAGAACATTAAATTTTTTTTGAAAAAAATCTACCAACAAAAGCTTTTCCTGTTCTGATATAGCCATAATTTTCTCCTCCTGTTAATTTATTTCTGTGCTTTATAATCTTCCCATGGAACAGTATTATATATTGCTTTATGGTTACACCATCGGGCAAAATGTTTTTGCTCTTGTGTCGGCTCATTGCCTTCCATATCTCTATATGGTTGGCAAAATGGATTAACATATATGCCTTTCAAAAACCGCACCCTTTCCAAAGCATCATCAATATCCTTAACAAGAACATAGCAAAAATACTTGGATGGTGTAACATTATGCCATCGTAATAATTCAACAGCTTTCCGAACTGACTCCATCATTGAAAGAGAATCACAAGCTAAACGTATATATGGTGACCATTTAACCTTACCAAGCAAACGTGCGATACCATCATCAATCAACCGTGCATCAAGCCCTTGGTTAAAATCTACTTTTAATCCCAATTTGGCTATCTTCTCAATCTGGGCTATCCCATGAGGATGAGCCAATACATTATTATCCATCAAAACAACTTCTTTATGCCTCGCAAAATCCTCTATATCGTGATGAGCTCTTATCTTGCCTTCTTTCCTTGGAACAAAACACCAAGGACACGACCTAATACAACCTCGTGTCAAAAAACCATAAGATTTATCACAATTATAAAGGCTATAATCAGGCACCATGTTTTCAACTTCATCATCTAATGTTTTGGTAATATCAAATCCTGTGCCACCATATACTGTTATTTCTGGTGGCAAATATAGATTTGATGGTGTCCATGTAAAAATTTTTGACGTATAAATTCTATCATAACCCCCCATAATCGGATTAAACCATTCCACTGTATCACCATGGGCTTTATGCCATGCAGACAGTTTCATTAAAGCTAAATTCGGATAACCGTTATTCTCATGGTCATAAAGCCCAATCTTCATTGACTTGAATACAATCCTCCGTTTATTTTTGTGTATCAAAACCTCTAATAATATAATTAAAATTCTTATCTGGGGAAGTAATTCGATATATATTAGTAAGCCCAGATAATTGATAAATATATACTTGACTCCCACATACATTCAACAAGGAAGTTAATTGAGACGCATATACAGTTAAGTCTAATTCTTTATCAGAGTCAATTGCGCAATTCATTCTTCTCTTGCGTAAGTTATCATCACTTACAATTTCAGCTTGTTGTTGTTTAGCTTTAATAGTTACTGGTCTATCACCATTACCCATCGTTGCATACTGAATATCTTGCAATAAAGCTTTAGTAGCAAACCCTGAAAAATAATCAACACCCAATTTAATAAAATCATGAACCGCAGACGGAAACTCTTTGGTAATACCACAAATCATACGATATGTATCATATTCAAAAGATATATAATCACCATGCTGCTTAACTATGATTTGGTCACTTCTTTTCTTTTTTAGTTTTGTTAACCAAGCTATTGCATCTCGTGGCACCACAATACGACCAAAAGGCCACGCAGTCTCCATCTCAAAATCATAATACATTAAACGCATACTATCAGTGCGTAAAATCACTAAACTATTGGATTGTAAAGGATGACTATTCAAGACTACACTATTAAAATGTGTATCTTTCCACCCTTTATTCGGTGGAATAACTTTCAATAAATTTTTGATAACATCAAAGAAATCGAATGATAAATAAACAACATCATCAAATTCAAATGTATTTAATATATTTATATAACTATCATCTGGCTCGGATGACCAATCATTATAAAGTATATCATCCTTGCACATAATCTTAAGAGTATCTTTATCATACTTAAACGTAACAACATCATTCTTATCAAGTGTCCTAAATGCAGGCAATAAATCAAAGGCGTGTGGAATCCCAAACATTCCTTGACCTGCACAGTTTTCAACATCAATATAAGCATAATAATCACTATACTTATAATGATTATTATTATGAGCTTTAACATTTACACATAGCTCACATTGTGTCTTTAGGATACGACAATTCACATCATAATAACATTTAGGTGTCAATAACTTGGCTTTTGACAAGGATTCTAATTTTTCCAGTAAGTCACTTACTTTGCATGTAAATTCTATCATGGTTTTATCTCCTAAATAATTTATAAATAAATGGTGTAATAAATTCATCAAATAAACATATCAATGTAAAACATACTATAAAACATAAAAACGAAATAATAAGCAAAAAGATAAATTCCATAATTCAATCCCCTTTCATATTTTGTATCTTATTTTTTGATTTAAATGCCTTTATGCAATCTTTTTCAGTAATACCAAGTTCTGTAAAAAAATCGATTAAAAACATAGACTTACCCTCGATACCAACAAAAGAATCAAACCATCCGCTTATGTTTAATCTTTGCCTCGAGGGTACCCAAGTAATGTTAATACCATTATCTGCACTATCGGTTGTTAAATAGATTGTTTTTGGCATTTTTCCCTCTATGAAGTGAGATAATCTTTGGTGACATTAAAGAATTCTTTAGGTGGGAGCTGAAATGACGACACAAATTCCCGCCACGGCTCATACGGTTTATCAGCTTCCTCGAATAGTAACTCGAGGTCTTCATCCATGAGATTTACAAAATCTTCACAGGATGAACCCGTCTGATACAACCAAACCAAATCAGACCAATACGCCCTAAACGCCATTGTAAGATTAGACTTTTTCATGCTTTCCCCCTTTCTTGGTGTTTTTTGTATATCTAACCCTAAACTTTATCCATGTCAATAGGCTGTGGTTTTATTTCAATCGTTTCATCCAAGCCTTGGTGCTTCAGAATAACTAATTGCTGCACCGATGAGGACGTATCACTTAAATGACCTGATAATTTAGCCAGTAAATTCAAGGCGCTAACCTTATCGGAAGGCTTGGTTTCAGGGTCGTCAATAATTTGACGCAAGGTGATTATAAAAAATTCTTTGCGCAAGTTGTATTCGAACTCCAGTTCTTTTTGAAAGAACTTGATTGCCTTGCGCACGTTCTCGTTCTGCAAAACTTTATAGCCCCAGGCATGGGCAATTTTGGGGCTGATGCCAACCTTACACGCCGCTTTAAACGGCGACTGTGTGAGTACAAATTCATGCACAAAAGCCCGTTCTTTAGCAGACTTCAATGTTCGAAAGGCCTTCATGCCTTCTTCAAAGGCTTCAGCCAATGAAGAGACATCATCCAACGATGCCAACATATCTTTAGTAGCCATAATTCTTTCCTCCAAAAAATGAAAACGTTTTCATTTTTTGGTCTTATTATAATACAAATTTGAATTTTGGCAAGATATAAAATAATCTTGACTTTTTTCCAAAAAAGGCTTATAATCGTATCAAATAATAAATGAAAGGGGGATTTACCATGAAAACACAACAAAAAACCAAAGAAATGGCACAAACGGTCACAGCACTGGTTGACAGACTTGGTGACCTTGTCCAACAGCAAAAAGCCCTTGAAGCCGAGATTGACCAAATCAAGGGAGAACTACGAGAAAAAGGGCTTGGTATTTATGAAGGTAATAAGTATATTGCCTCGGTCATTAAAGAAAACCAGGCTATACTGGATGCGGAAGCGGTTTACAAAAAGGTCGGGAAAGAACATTTCTTGGCATGCTGTAAAGTTCAAATAACAGCGGTCAAGAAGTATCTGTCTGAAATTGACCTGCAAGCACTCACCAAAGAATTTAAGGAAATTATTAAAGTTAACTTAAAAGTAAAGAAATAAATCAAACCCTGGGCAACATTGTTGCCCAGGGAATTTTTTTGATAAGGGGGATATATGGTAGAACTATTCATGTTTAGTGTTGTATTGGTTGGTTTCATGGCTGTTTTTGCATGTAGCGAACAAATTCTCAAGGCATTTCGGAGACAACTATGACGTGCTATTTCCTATCTAACCAACAAGTCCCTTTAGAATTATTATTCGACCCATCAGATAATATCATTTATCCATCAGACAGAATTCGTGAAATCATGATGCTGCAGGATAATCTGGCAAATGATGAGGTATTATACTTCAGGGATGAAATCGTTAAAGAAATTTTATCCCATAATACTCACCAAATCTTTATATTTATAAATAATTTTCGTTTAAGTTTTTCCGTGGCAGCCTTTTTAATAATCCAACATAATAGCACCATTTGGGCACCACGTTTTGAATGGGAACAAAAACAACAAGGAACAGCAAAAGTATTTTATCCAAAAATCACAGGAAAGGAGCGTCTCGTATGGTAAACAATTCTATTACTATTAACTGGTGTTCTGGCAAACGAACATGCCAATATTATGACAAACAAAAAAACTTAACCAATTGTAAGTTTCTAAATTTTATCAATATGCGACCAAAATGTTTTTTACTTAATACATATTTGGAAATGCAAGGTAATCTTGTAATGAGATTGCCCGATTGTCTCAAACATACCAGCAAACCAAAAAATAACACAAGGAGGCATTATGGCCAAAGCCAACCAACAACAAATGGTAATTACTAAATTAGTGCAGCAATTCCTCCAAGCCATGCACAAAGAAAGTGATGGCTGGGTTAACACAGCAATTACATCATGGGAAATCTACAAAGGCAAAGAATGGCAATCTTTGAATTACAAGAGCTTCAAAGAATTTGTTAAAACAGAATTTGCCAACACGATAAGTTATGAAATGTTCCTATATAAAGTTAAAATCGGGAAAGTGATTGAAAAATACAATCTGGAACCTGAACTTTTAATTGATATGGGATGGACAAAATTCAATGAGATAGCCAAACTCGCTTTGAATGTATCTTTAGAGGCGGCCGAAGTCTTGGATATGATTGAGGAGGCTAAAGAGCTACCTTTCAGAGCTGTGCAAACAAAAATCCATGAAAAATACCGAGAAGCAAATAAAAGCCCTGAACATGTCAAATTCAGCTTGAACCCTGAACAATATGAAATCTACAAGGAGGCATTGCAAATTGCCCGTGATTTGGCAGTAACAGGCAACCCTAATGTAGCATTGACTTATATCTGTTCAGAGTTCATCATGCACCATGCAGGGCAGGATAGCCCTACAGCCCAAGCTATCAGAAAATCCGTCGAGCAATTCGATGTGGAATGAGCTTCACGAATGTATAGTAAAAGGCACACCTCTTATTTATATCCAAACAGAAGAGGTGAACAGGGTGGAGACTTATGTCAAAAGCATAGTTTCCACCCTGCGTAATTGTAAATATACCCCCGCTTCCGCATTGCCAACTGTCGAAGCCTGGACACAGCCACGACAATACTCACCACCCCAACAGGTGGTATTTATTAAAGGCTGGAATCATACAATTGTGAATGTCAGTTTAGAACGCATTCAAAATTTGTATCAAAAAACAGGCTTAACCGTTATTATAGCGGGAACAAAACCCATCCCAACGGAATATAAGCAATACATATTACAGCTTATACTCCCACCATTGACTGAACAAGAACGCAAGGACATCATAAGCCAGTTTATCAATACGACAAATGTAACAAAACTTATTGATGCCACTCGAAATCTAACCACCTCTCAAATTATTGGCGCTTTAACTCACGCTATCAATCCTGAAACCAAAAGCGTGAATATACAAAAAATTTATACTTATAAAAATCAAATTTTTAATAATCAACAATTACTAACTTATATTCCTGCCACGATTGATATGGAACAAGTCGGTGGTTTGAATACTCTTAAACAATGGTTATGCCAAACAGCCAAGATTTACCAAAATCTGGATGCTGCCATGAAATATGGACTTAAACCTGTCAAAGGGATGTTCTTATTAGGTATCCCAGGAACAGGCAAAACCCTCGTGGCAAAAATGGCAGCAACGTTGTTAAAATTGCCACTATACCAGTTTAATATTCAGAGCGTATTACATAGCTTGGTTGGGGAATCTGAACAGTATTTTTACCAGGCATTACAAACAATGGACAACCTTGCACCAGCCGTTATTCTATGTGATGAAATCGAGAAAGCTTTTGCAGGGCATAACTCAAATAATGATAGTGGTGTAACAAATCGTTTGTTAGGAATGTTTTTAGGATATTTACAGGATGCAAATAACAATAACTTCTTTGCATGCACAGCAAATAATATATCTCAATTACCACCTGAACTACTGCGGAAGGGTCGCTTCGATGAGATATGGTTTGTAAATACACCAACACCATCAGATAGATTACAAATTATAAAGATACATTTACCGGAACAATACCATCATTTTAACTTGGACAAAATCAATGAATATATGACCGATTTTACAGGTGCTGAAATTGAAAATTGTATCCAACAAGCATTAAGGCAAACGTTTTATGAAAATACTCCATTAACCGAGGATATAATAATCAATCAAGCACAACAAATAAAACCATTATGCAGTATCAAAAAAGATGAATTACAGGAATTAGTGGATAAATTTGGGAAACAAATTAGGCAGGCATAAAATATAAGCAGCGTAAGCTATTAGAGAACCAAGAAAGGGGATTTTCAAGGGGGTGGCCATGTAAAAATGGCTATCAGGAGGAGACTTACGCTGCTTATGTTTATTATTATAACTTACTTATTGAAATAAGTCAAGCAAAAACCATCAATCACAAGATACTGATACAATATAATTTGCATTCTGGGCACAATCTTTAAATGTTATTGCAACACCAGCTTCCTTTAACATATCCTGCGTCAAATTATCTGCATATCCCTGACTGTAAAAGATAGCTTTAACACCTGCATTGATAAGCATTTTGGCGCAGATTACGCAAGGGAATGTGGTGCAGTAAAGGATGGAATCAGCTACGACTATGCCATGCCTGGCAGCCTGAACTAATGTATTCTGTTCGGCATGAAGACCTCGGCATAATTCATGGCGCTCACCTGATGGTATTTTTAATTTATCACGCAGACAACCTATCTCCATACAATGACGCAGCCCTGAAGGTGCTCCATTGTAACCTGTACATAGAATACGATTGTCTTTAACCAACACCGCCCCAACCGCTCTTCGCATACAGGTTGAACGAGTAGATACCAAATAAGCAATTGCCATGAAATACTCATCCCATTCTGGTCGATTCATAACAGCTCCCTTCAAATGAAAACGTTTTCACTATTACGCTTAATATGACCATGTGACCATAAATAACATATACACATCTTACCCAACAAATCTTCTTGTATATACCCACACCCTTCTTCATATGATAACTGTTCCTGTGGGCTTATACTGTGTTTAGGATACTCGAAATCACAATTCAAAAATACATGCTGGGTAATCTCATCCTTATAAGAAACTGCGACTATATCGTTATTCAAATCAACCCATGCCTGATATTGTAATTCAGGCTTATATAAAGCAACCGGTTTAACCTTGTTAATGGCAATCTTTTTCATATTCAAAAATTTTAATTCACATAATTTTTTCAAACGATTATTTATCTGCTTAAATGTCATTTGGAATTGTTCTGTAAATTTATCATGTGAAATTCTTACGAAATCATCCCATTTCATAGCATGATATTCAGATTTATTAGCTTGAAAATACCAATATGTAATAAAATCTAATAACATTAAATCTTTTACATCTAAAAATGTTGTTAACAAATAATTGGTTCGATTACAAATTGTTTGCTCTTTCAATGTAAGTAAATCCATATTAAATGAGATATAATCCCCATCTTGAATAATGTAATCCTTATGTATCAAAGCATCTATTGCTTTACGCATTGTATCAAAATTAACATTCTCTTGAGGATGCAAAAGACGATGTATAATAATAACATGTTCATGAATAAATGCCCTCTTTAAACATTCCTCCCCACAAAGATATAACGCATGCAATATGACCAAATCAGACCATTTAAGTGATGGTGCCAAATGATAATAATCAATCAAATGTATAAGATTTTTTTTCATGGCAATCCCCTTATTGAATTTGACACTATTTTACCACAAAAAATACAGTCTGCCAAGACTCATTTAATAAAAATTTATATTACAATTAGAATAAAAATGTATAATTTTATACGACAATCATGTCCAAACTTTACCATGACATTTATGGCCTTTAAGTATAAAGTTGGTAAACGAATTTCCAGTAGGTAGGAAACGAATTTCCAGGCACAATTTTTGCAATATATGTATATATTTATATAAATATAAATATAAATAAATAAGAAAAATAAAAAAAGACTATCGAAATGCCAGATTTCAAATTCCAATAGGTCATGAAATGACATAATTTGAAAAATACCTGATGGCATGTAATATAGGATTTTCTGCATATTCTACATTTCATCCTGAATTTGACCAAAAGCCAGACCCAGCACTCTGTGTCATAGCCTCTGCCTTCGGCAGAGTCTATAACATTCGTGCAGTCAAATCTACATCTCATTTCCCAAACCGTTTGGATTTTTAAAATCCTATTGCATAGAACTCAAAATTTTGTTAAAATTAAATCTGATATTTTCAGGAAAAGAGAATCCAAGATGAATGATAATGATTTTCAAAAGCATATATTTTACAGAATGGGGAAATTTTCTATGGATATGGAGCAAATATTAACAGGATTAAAAGAGAAACACCAAAAAGGGATTTTTACAGCTGACCGTTGGTTTTTCGTAAATCATGGTTACCGTTGTTCCTATGCGGAAAAAGGTATCCTTAAAAATGCCGCTACATATTTAAAACCAGCACAGTCTGATTTTTTGAAAGTTGTAAATTATGTAGATAGAAATTTTGAATTATTAGTTGATTACTTACATGATGATTTGGCATCTTTCTCAAAACTTAATCGAGAACATATAACCCCATTTTTTTTCTACCCGCATCCTGTATTGACCCAATTAGAGTCTGTTTTCAATAATCATATTCAATATTCTTTGCAAGAATATATTTTAGATTCAATATATGCACGTGTCGTCTATCGTCCTACTACCGAGAAAAATTACATTGAATTATCCACTCGCCAAATTAGGTTAGCTCCGTTAAAGGTGCAGACTTTTTTAGCCAAACAAATGCAAACTTATGGTTATATACATCGGGAGTTCGTGGATGAGCTGGTTTGGCCAGAAATGGCCTTAAATGCCTCGTAGCTACGAGCAGCAGAAAAAAGGGTATGATAGTATTCTTTTTTATTCAGGACTTAACCTGGTGGCGATTAGAGGCCTTAAATTTGATTTTGTGACTATGTCTTCAACCAATTTCTGCATGTAAAAAATAATCTTGAATTTGAATTGAGAAGATGGTAAAATAATGTAGAACTTTGAAGAAAGGAATTTTTATGTTAGCAGGCTTGGAATATCTCAAGCGTATTTTATTCGACCAAGATATTGAAGAGTTTAATCGAATTCGGATGGTCTATTTATTAGACCCAGCTGAATTAGATGCTTATACTCACATTGGGGATTATCTTGTAAAATATCAACAGCTCCCACCTGTTTCTTTCCTTAATGATTTAATCCCATTATACCAGGAACATCCTCTCGAGTATTGGGTTGACCAGGTCAATCTTCGTTATCAAAAGCATTTATTAAATACAATACAACGTATTACGAGTATGTCTTCAGATAAACCTGGTGAACTCCTTGACTCGATTACTAATTTATTAAGTGCACAATTACAAGATACGTCTACGGATATAGCTACTCAAGACCAATTAGTTGAAGTATTTAGAAAACATCTTGAAAGACTAAAAGAACAGCATTTGAAATTAGGGCAATTAGGATTACCAACAGGTTGGCCAACATTTGATAAGACATTTGGTGGCTATGCACCTGGTGAAGTATATGTATTCTGTGGTAGGCCTAAACTTGGTAAGACTATCTTAATGATATATAGTGCTATTTCCAGTCTTCTAATAAATAAGAAAGTCTTAATAGTATCAATGGAAATGATGATACCACATATTTTACAACGCATATCAGCATGCTTATTACCAATGGCCTACTCATTGTATAATACTATTTTAACAAATGATATGGAAAAGAAATTACTATTAGAAATTGATAAAATTAAACAAAATCTTATTGTAATAGAAGGCAGATTAGACCAGAATTTACTAACATTAAATCAATTTATTAAAGTAAAACAACCAGATATTATATTCATTGATGGTGCATATCTATTAAAAAGTAAAACAGGCTTTAAGAGTATGTGGGAACAAGTCTTAAATGTGATACAAGAAATTAAACAGCTTGCTATGCATAATCATATTCCAATTGTATGCTCATATCAGATGAATAGAAGTACAACAAAAAATCTAAAGATAGACCAAATTGCATTATCAGATGCAATTGGGCAGATAGCATCTGTTGTATTTGGTATTAGAGAACTTGATATATTAGACCGTAGAGAAATTTTAATGTTAGCATCCAGAGATTCAAAGCTTGAGAATATCTTCATACATTGGGATTGGCAAACAATGAATTTTCAAGAAGTGGAACCAAATGAACTAAACAATACCTCTTTCGATATGCAGGATACGATTACATTATGAAAAGAGAACTAACATTTGATACTCGTTTCAAGAATAAATTAAAAAGATTTGTTGCTAATATGTTAAAATTTTATTGGGTTATGCAATCTTTAGAACCTTTAGAAAAACAGAGTCTTCATACAATTTTGGATACGGTTTGTAGAGCCATGGCAGATAAAACACATCCATTAGATGATAAAGTTCAAAAATTTTTAGATAGAAAACCATTACCTGATTTTAGATACATTCAAGGTAAAGCTCATTGGAAAGATGCACCTGAATTAACAGCAGTTTTACGATTTAAACTTAATGATACAGATTCAAATTTATCAATCTAAAGGAGATTACAACATGAACGAAAGAACATTCCAAGTTTATTTGAACGAAATTATTGATGAAATACTTGCCAAGAACACGTTAAAGGGTGGAGAGTATGCTCGAAATAATGATAGGTTTCATAATTTCATTGAAGGCAGTAACATGTTAGGTATGTCGTTACCTATGTATTTAATGTCGTTGCGTAGTAAACATGAAGTATCAATACTTGATATGTGTCGAGATTTAGAACACAAACCACCACATCATCATTCTTTAGAAACGTGGAAAGAAAAGATTACTGATTCAATTATGTATTCAATTATTCTATATGCATATGTTTGTGGAAAAGCCCAAGAGGAACTTTCATATGACTAATGGATACTCAACATATTATACAATTATTTCATCTATTAGGCACAAGAAAAATTCGAGTCTCAAATGGTTGGGTTGCAGGTAATTGTCCATTTGCACCATGGTTGCATCCCAAAGGAGAAGATAGACGTCCTTCATTTGGTATAGCTACAAATAAAGAGAGTTATTTTCATTGTTTTGCTTGTGGGGTAAAAGGTTATTTACATCATTTACCTTTTATGTTGTCTCAATATACATTACAGGTTGATGGTATAATTGAGAATTATATCCAACAATATAAAGATACATATGATATAGATAACATGTTGCCACAAGGTGAAAATACTTATAAACTCCGAGAGTTATTTAACACATTTGAAGAAGCACATGAAGTATTAAATTTAACAAAAGATGATATAACTAAATGGCAATTGAAGTATGATAAAGATAAAAATACATTAGTTTTTCCTATAACATATAGGCATGAATTAAAAGCACTAAAGGGTCGTAATTTAAGACAAAAAGGTTTTATGTATTATGAAGGTTCGGCTAACATTAAAAGGGAGGGCTTATGGTATGGTATGGATATGACAGGTGATAAGCATCCCTCGAAGATAATCCTTTGTGAAGGTGAACGAGATGTTATCTTGTTGTCCAGACGAGGGTTTACTGCTTGGGGTGCATTGGGCTCATTAACTAAAAAACAAATTCAGATAGTAAGACAATCAAATATACCATTTGTTTTATTTTTTGATAATGATAATGCAGGGCAGAATATGCAACGTCAAATAATTGACGCATGTAATTTGTTTAATGAATTATATGTTGTTAATGAATATGGTGGTTGCAAAGACCCTGCGGAACTTATTGAGAATAAAAAGTTAAAACAAGCAATCTTATCAATTACAAAACTATAAGGAGATTAAAAAAATGACAGCAAAAAATTGGTTCAAACTTGGGCAAGATGGATTACAAGAAAAACTTTCAATGGATTCAGCTAATCAAATCAGAGCATCAAAAAATGCACCTCGTTTTTGGTTAAGGGTGGGAGAAGAAGCGGTAATTGTATTTGTGGATGATACTGGTTTCTATGCGAAAACACATCAACTAAACATTGCAGGTTCTTGGAATAACTTTGTTACTTGCACAGCAGATTTTCAACCGTGTCCTGTTTGTAATAGTGGTGATAGGCCCTCTTTAATTGGTTATTATACAGTGATTGATACCAGGGAAATTCAATTTAAGGATGGCACGAGAGCTAAAAATCGTCGGGTATTATTTCCTGCCAAAAATGTAGCTATCAATATGATAGCTGACTTAAAGAAGAAATATAACTCATTGATTGGCTTGGCTGTTAAGGTTAAGCGATATGGACAGAAATCTCCGAATTGTGGGGATTATTTTGAAGTTATTTCTGATAAACGTATTGCTTTGAAATCTCTGGGCGCTGATTCGGAGGTAGTTTATAATTATGAAAAGATATTGGCACCCCCGACGCCCGAAGAATTAGATACATTAGGTTTTGGAAATAGAGCTTTAGGTGAAGTCACTGCTGATGTTGATAATACCGATGATATTCCCTTTTAAATATGAATAATTTTCCCTTTGATAAAGTGATACGAGTCGAGGGTATGGCGCTGGTTCATACACCAGCGCCTGATGCTTTGAAAGAGGCATTAACTCTACAAAATACGCAGAAATCTTTAATTTTGCCTGTGTATAAAACCACAGATGACCCATCGTTGTTATGGATACCTCGGGCTATTGCGCAGCAACCAGTAGATACCATCGAATGGAAACGTTTTCATTTTAAGCATAATATTAAGCTGCGGCCTCTTCAGCAAACGTTGTTAAACGCATTCTTACAACGCATGGATGTTTGTGGTGGTATTTTATCTGCTGGCACTGGTGTAGGCAAAACTGTAATGGGATTGTGGTTAACAGCTCTTTATGGGTTGAAGACATTGATTATTGTGCCTACGGATATGATATTCAAACAATGGATAGACCGAATACAAACATTCTTGGACGTGCCAAATATAGGCATAATTCGAGGTGCTGTTTGTAAGACCGATGCTCCGATTACAGTTGCTATGTTGCATACAATTGTAAAACCAAAGTTTAAGCATTTACATAAAGAATTTGGTTTGGTTATTTATGATGAAGTGCATACAGTAGCTACCCAGCTTTTTCATAATGCTTGTGGTAAATTTCATAGTAAATTTAATATAGGCTTATCTGCTTCGCCATATCGTAAAGATGGAATGGCTAATGTCTTTTTGTGGCATATAGGACCTATATATGCTTCAATGAAAAAAGTTGATAGTGTTCCACGAGTTAATGCTGTTTTTCTGAAAAATGATGTTACGACATATACCTGCCGTAGATGGAATGGTAAATTAAATTTAGGCAAATTTTATAATCAATTAGTAAATGTTCCTTCTCGTAATCAAATGATTATGAAATATGCCATAAAGGCGTATCAAAATGATTATAAAACTTTAATTCTAACAGAACGATTAGAACATATTGATATACTTAAACAATTACTCATATCTAAAATACCTGCTGACCATATTGGTATTTTAACTGCGAATATAAAAGAGCTTGATAAACCAATTATTATTGGGACATATGGTTCGGCTGGTATGGGATTAGATATTCCATCTTTAAGCTGTTTAATTTTAGCAACACCTCGAACGGATGTTTTACAACCAGTTGGTCGTGTAACCAGGGCTAAAGATATTCAACCCGTTATTATTGATTTAATTGATGTGAATGATAAAATGATGGTAGCTTGGTGGCAGAAAAGAAAGAAGGTTTATGCATCTTTAGGTTGTAATTTAAGGGAATTGGCTTTTTGGAAATGAGTAAAAAATTACCTCTATATTTTAAGTTATATTATGACCATGAGTGTTTCCGAAGACATAAAAAGCGAAAGTTGAGAAAAACTTTAGAAGTTCATAAATCTAATCGAGAGCATAATCCTATTATTCAACAAAGAAAAAGAGGTAAAGATAAACTTCAAAAAATGTTTAATACTATTCCACAAATTTTAGAATTTCTTGAAGCATTTCCAGAAATTGAATTTTAGAAAGGAGAAATTAGTTATGGCACGGCCAAAAAAAGAAAAAGATGATGTAGTCTTTACAGGAGTTCCAGCAAATGTATCTTATAGTTTAACAGCCACAATCAATATGGGTAACTTTGAGTCTTTGAAAATTCAAGTTGGATTAAGTATGCCTTGTAAACCTACCAAATTACAGATTGATAATAAATTTAAAGCTATTACAGCACATGTTGAAGAATTATTAGATAGTAAGGTAAAAGAATTAACAGGGGGTTCCCATGGAACTAACCAAAATGCTCTCTAAATATCAATATTATGTTGGTGATAAGGTGCCACCCATTCAACGATTACCAAGTGGTATTTTAGCATTTGATATTGTAACAGGTGGTGGTATTCCTATTGGGCGCTTTACTGAATTTTATGGTGATAAATCCACTGGTAAAAGCACCACATCCTTACGATTTATTAACCAATTTCTTCAGCGAGATGATAGAAAAGCAGTTTATTTAGATTTTGAAAATACATATGATGCCGCATGGGCAAAATGTTTTATTCAAGATTTAGATAGAGTTATTGTTGTTCAACCAGACTATGGAGAATTGGGCGTTGATTTATTTATTGAATTACATAAACATGCAGATGAAATAGGCTTTATTATTTTAGATAGTTTAGCCATGATTATTCCAACTAAAGAGGTTGATGATGATGCTTTAGCACAGCATGTTGCCACACAAGCTCGATTAGTTAGTAGTATGCTTCGCAGAGCATTACCTTGTATTTCAAAAAATAATCAAAATAAAACGCCTATTACAGTTATTTTATTAAACCAAATTCGAATGAAGATTGGTGGTTATGGTCAACCTAATCAAGTTACCAAACCATGTGGTAAAATGCAGGATGCTGTTGTTTCTATGGATATTCGTTTTTACTCTAAAGAGTATAAAGTTGTTTCAAATGTTCCTGTATCTGTTACACATCAAATCAATGTTGAAAAGAATAAAGTCGGTGGACACCCAAAACGCACTGCACAATTTAAGATTTGTTTAGTGCCATCTAATGGATTAAAAATTGGTGATTGTGAAGATAATGATTTATATCTTGCAATGATGAAAAAATTACATTTAATACAACGAGATGGTAATAAATGGGTTTATAATGGTAATATATTCAAAAATTTGATTGAAGTTGAAGAACAGTTGTTACACAACCCAGAAATTAAACAGCAGTTATATCATCTAATTTTGGATAAAGTAACAACAGACTTGAGTTTATTGGTAGGGGATGATGAAGACGCCTAATATGATATTACGATGTATTTGTTGTAATCAACCATTTACAGGGAAAGCTACACCATTTTTAACTATGGAACCACCTGTGTGTTCCACCGAATGTTTTATTTGGTGGATAGCACAATTTTCTAATAAGCCATTAACTGATGTTACTCCAGTAATTCACTGCAATGAAAATGACTTTCGCAATGATTGGGAACGTCGTGTTGCCAATTTTTTAACTTATTATCAAATTCCATATTTATATGAAGCTATAGCTATCCCTGTGGGAAAGAAAAAATATATTCCTGATTTTTATTTACATGATAGTGGAATTTATCTTGAAGTAAAAGGAAAGTGGTATCCTGGGTATAAGACTCTTTTTGTAAATGCTTGTAAACAAAATCCTGATTATTATTGGCTTTTAGATGGACATTTTTTGAAACGGATAGGGATACTAAATGGACATTGATGAATATCTAAAATTATCAGATATTTTCATGTATTTTGTGCCCAGGAAAAAAGATGTTGAAGTTAAACAAGAGCATGTGGATATGCTTTTTATCTTGCTTAATAAGTTATTAGATGATATAAAAATAAAAATGGCTGAATTACCACCAGATGTTGACCAAGTTCGAGAATTGTTTTTTATTGTAGAGTCATTGATGCGAATTAAAAAACAGTATTTTTTAAATGCGGCTAAATTGAAAGACAGTTTACAAAGGATACAAGAATATGACCCATACTGATAATAATATTCTTACGGCTGATGAGTTATATCGGTTGATTGTAGATAATATCAAAATATCTTCTACCAGAGGCAACGATTTTTCAGTCTTAAATGCTTCTTTACTTTATAATATATGCCCACGAGGATGTCATTTAATTTATAATAATAAATTACTGGTTCATCAACAAGAAAAATCCATAGATGATAGTTTGAAATTAGTATTCAAATTAGGTTGGAAAATAGAAGAAATTATAAATGAAGCACTACTACAATATCATATCAATGTGCCTTTACTGTCATATAAAATAGGCGCTTTTACTATTAAAGGACATCCAGATATTATTATAGAAAACAATGGAAAATTATATATATTAGAAATTAAATCTATGAGTTTAGAACAATTTAAACAATTAAAACAACCTATTTATAAACATGAACATCAATTATTAACATATTTATTATTAGCAAAAAAGAATAAATTAAAGGTAACACAAGGATTTTTAGTTTACGTTTCTAAAGGACATTGGAAACCACCTATTAAAATATATCCAATGTCATTAAATAAAACCTTTGAACAACAATTCAAACAATTTGCGAAAGGGTTATGTAGTAATACGATGCCTGACCGTGCTTGTGCTACACAAGTTCATGCAAGTTTAACAAATTGTCCTGTGAAGGATTTGTGTTTTGCTGTATGAGTATAAAACAAATACTAAAAATCGAGTCTAATAAAAGATTACAATATCATCTTAATTTATATAAATCATTATTAAATGGTGATATATATAAATATGGAATATTATTAAAAAATTTTTTTGTTAAACGAATTGAATTAAAATGGGATAATATTCTTATACAAAAATTTCAGAAATTAAAAGAAAGTATTAACCCTCGGAAACCTATTATTATCATTCATTTACCACGCCATAAACATTCCGAGGATATTGTTTTAATTGAATTGAAAGATTTTATTGAAATGTTCAAATTTTATACAGAAAGGGGAAAATCAAATGGAGTGTCTGGAGATAACAGCACAACAAATTCCACAACTATTCAAGAACAGTCATTTAATTACGATGGACGTGGAATGGACGCCTGATAATCTACTATGTATATCCTTAACTGATAACCATGATAAAGGGTATGTCTATTTTTTTCAAAACAATATTATTCCGGATGAGTTAAAGGCGCTTTTAGAAAATCCCAAAGTTAAAAAGGTTGTTGCTAATCGTCCTGCAGACGAACAAAAGCTGTTACAATACGGCTGTAAAGTTATAGGTATTATTAACGATGTCTTTTTAATGGGGCATATTGTTGATGAGAACATTCCAAAATTCTCATTGAATGCACTTGTTGAAGAGCATTTAGGCATTGTAAACATGAAAGCCGCAGCTCAAGGTAAGCGCCATAAATTAGATGAATTATCACCTGACCAATTAGTAGTTTATTCAGGTCAAGATGCGGCCTTAACCCATCAGTTATTTGAAAAATTAAAATCTTATATTCTTAAAGATAAAAAATTATTAAATTATTATCAACATTTTTTACAACCTATTTCTAATTTATTGCCTGTATTACAACAATATGGGTGTCATATTGAGATTTCAAAACTTAAAGAAAATGAACATAAGTTACAAAACATGGCACAAGAAAAAATTGATAATGCCTTAAATTTAATTCCAGATACTATTAAATATAAGTATAGAGATAATTGTAGTTTAACTCGTAATGCTTTATTGGTAGATTATTTATTTACACATTCAGATGGATTACGATTAAAACCACAAATATTTACTGAAAAAACAAATACGCCTGCTGTATCCGAAGCACATTTGAAACAGTTTAAGAATAAACCTTTTGTTAAACATTTATTAGATTTCAAGAAAATACACAAAATATTGAATACTTATATTACTCCAATGTATGAATATATTGCTAATGATGGTAGAGTATATCCTGATTTATTTTTATATCGCACAGTAACAGGACGCACCGCTATGTCTAATCCTCCTATTCAACAGATACCACAACGAGGGTCAGCATATGTTGATTTAGTACGAGAGTTGTTTGTAGCAGATGACAATTGGTCAATGGTATCAGTTGATTTAAGCCAAAGTGAATTGCGTATTATGGCATGGCTTGCTAATGAACCGAATATGTTAAATGCGTATAATAATGGTATTGACCTCCATAAATTAACTGCCAGTTTAGTTATGAATAAGCCCTTAACTGAAATTGGTAAACCAGAACGCCAGGCTGCTAAAAGTATTAACTTTGGATTTATTTATGGTATGGCGGCCAAAACCTTTGTGACTTATGCTAAAGAAACCTATGGATTATCCATTACCCAAAAAGAGGCTGAAACATTTAGGGAAAGATATTTCGATGCGTATCCTAATGTTTTACGATACCATCATGATGTTATAAATTTTGTGCGGCGAAATGGATATATTAGTTCACCATTATGCAGAATAAGACATCTCCCAGAAGTAAATTCTAATAATCCAGCATTGCAATCCAGTGCTTTTCGACAAGCTATTAACTTTAGGATTCAAAGTTTTTCATCAGATTTAGGTTTATTAGGAATGTATCTATTCTATCAACAGTATAAAGATAATCCAAAGTTAAAAGATAAAGTTAAATTATTATGGTTTATACATGATGCAATTTGTTTCCAGGCACATGATGATGTTTTACAAGAAGCCGTTGAGTTAGCTCAAGTTTGTTTAGCTGAAGAAACCAAAAAATATATTAAAAAATATTTTAATGTTGATGTTGCATACCCTATTGAAAGTGAAGCTAAAATTGGTAAATCCTGGGCTTTGTTAAAATGAAAACGTTTTCATTTTTGGGAAAGGAGATATTATGTCTAAATTATTGGCATTAGATTTAGGTTTATCTTTTACTGGATGGTCTTTATTTCTTGATGATAATTTGGTAAATTGTGGTTGTATCCATAATCCTGAACAAACAAACGTTAAAACTAAACAATTAGCTACGTTTTATAAATCACAATATTTATATAGCAAGTTATCGGATTTAATAACAACAACAGCGGTTAAAAGTATTATTTGTGAAATGCCTACTGGAGGCAGTAAGAGTGCTATTGCTTTATCTTCCATGAGTATGTCAAATGCTGTGCTCGCAAGTTTAGTAATGCAATATCAATTAACGTTATATAAAGTTACACCGAGGCGTATAAAAACTATTACTTGTAATAATTCAAAAGCAACAAAAGATGATATGATGAATCAAATTAAGTATTTATACCCATCATTACCTAAAATCCCTAAAAAATACTTTGAACATATTGCAGATAGTATCGGCGCTTTTTTAACTTATAAAAGCAATTGTTTTACGGAGGTTCCAAATGTTTTTGCATAATATTAAAGCCAGAGATATTCCTGATGCTTGGTTTCAGGTTTTGTATTATCTATTGGCTAAAGGACGTCGATATACTATTGAACGAGGTAGTTATGAAGGACAACAACGAATTGAATATGATTATATAACACTACATATAACTTATCCAAACACACGACCATTGTTACCAGATATTCCACCTGGCTTACCTATACCAGTTCCAGCATCAGAAGAGTATTTACAAAAATATGTGGCTTACTTAATGACCTCCGAAAAGCAAGAAAATGAACAATATACATATGGTGAATTTATTGAGCCACAGTTATCGGAAGTTATAACCATGCTAAAGAAAACACCAAATACTAATCAAGCCTGTATAAATATCGGAGATGTTAATTCTGTAACCTTGGAACACCCACCATGTTTACGATTATTAGATTTTAGAATTCAAGATGATAAATTACATTTAATTTGTTATTTCAGGTCATGGGATGCTTGGGGTGGATTGCCAGTAAATTTAGCTGGTTTACAAATGCTCAAAGAATTTATAGCCGAAGAGGTTGGTGTAAATGATGGTGAAATCATCGCTTCAAGCAAAGGCCTTCATGTATATGGATTTGTTGAAGAATTTGTAAAGCAACGAGTTGGAAGAAATATATTAAAAGATTTTTAAGTTAAATGAAAGGATTAAAAAGAACATGAAACGAGATATATTACGAGCGCCTATCCAATGGTTTGGAGGTAAAGGTAGAATGATAACTAAACTTATGCGCCATGTTCCATTAGGGGGTAAACCATATTGTGAACCTTTTATGGGTGCTGCCAGTTTATTCTTTGCAAGACCACCTGCACCAGTAGAAGTTTTGAATGATACAGATGGAGACCTTGTTAATTTATTTAGATGTCTTCAAGATAAAAATACATTCGATGAATTAGCGCATAAGTTACGCTATACACTTTATGCACGAGCGGAATATATTAAATCAATTGAGATATTACAAGATAAATCAATCACAGATAAGGTAATACGTGCTTGGGCGTTTTTTGTTAAACTTAACATGGGCATAAGCAATATAGCAAATTCTGCTGGTAGCTGGAGTAGAGCTTTTGTAAGTAAAAGAGATTGTGCGTGTAATACAAATTCTTGGATTATGCGGCTAACAATGTTAGAAGATTGGCACAAACGTTTGCTTATGGCACAGATTGATAACAGAGATGCTTTAGAAGTTATTAAGTATTGGGATACAGATGAAGCTATATTTTACATAGACCCACCTTATATTCATGACACAAGGAAATCTAAAAATGTTTACAATCAAGAATTAACTAATAAGTATCATCAAAATTTAGTTCAAATTATTGTAGATTGTAAAGGTGCTGTAATAGTATCTGGATATGAACATGAAATTTACAAGCCATTACTTGATGCTGGTTGGAGTTGCACTAAATACAATACTGCTTGTCATGCTGTTTGTAAAACCCGAAATTCTAAATTACAAGGTAACAATTCTGTTATGCAGCATGTTCCAAGAACTGAATGTGTTTATTCTAATCCTAAAGCTGTTCATTTAATAAAACATATGAAAGGAGATTTATAAAAATGAAATTGTCTGACACGGCAGAGAAAGTGTTAATGGAAAGATATTATCGTAGGGATAAGCAAGGTAGAATTATGGAAGATTGGGAACAGCTTTGCTATCGGGTTGCTCACATTGTCAATCATAAAATTGATAACCAATGGTTGACACAACAAGTATTTAACGAGATTTATAATTTAAGATTTTTGCCTAATTCACCTACCTTAATGAATGCTGGCACAAATGTTGGGCAGCTATCAGCATGTTTTGTTTTACCCATTGAAGATAACATGGATAGTATTTTTACGACTTTGAAAAATACAGCTTTGATTCATAAGACAGGTGGTGGTACGGGATTTGATTTTAGTAAATTGCGGCCTAAAGGTTCAATGGTGAGTTCAACCCATGGTGTGGCAAGTGGTGTTATTTCTTTCATGTCTATTTTTGATGCAGCCACTGGTGAGATAAAACAAGGTGGTAGGCGTAGAGGCGCTAACATGGGGGTCTTGTCTATTAGACATCCTGAAATAAAGGAATTTATAACCGTAAAATCTGATTTAAACAAGCTCAATAACTTCAATATCTCTGTAATGATACCTGATGCTTTCATCAAAGCGGTTAAAGAAAAAAAGTCATGGTCTTTAGTAGACCCTAATACAGGTAAAATAGTTGAAGAAGTTGATGCCAATGAATTATTCAATATGATAGCTGAACAGGCTTGGAAAACAGGTGAACCAGGTGTGTTGTTTTATGATACAATCAATAATTATGCTCCAGCTTCAATTAGACCTATAACCGCTACAAATCCGTGTGGTGAGTTGCCGTTGCCACCATATGGGTCGTGCAATCTGGGTTCTATAAATGTATCAAAATTTATCAATAAAGACAAAACAGATTTTGATTATGAAAACTTAAGACATACTGTTGAAATAGCTGTTGATTTCCTTGATTGTGTTATTGACGCAAACAAATATCCATTACCTCAAATAGAAGAGGTAACCAAGAAACACAGGATGATTGGGCTTGGCATAATGGGATTTGCTGATGCTTTGATACAGTTAGGCATACCATATGATTCTACGGAAGCGTTAGAAAAAGCTCATGAGCTTATGTATGCTATTACATCATATGCTAACAATGAAAGTAGCATATTAGGGCATTCTCATGGTTGTATATATAAAAATAAACGTAATACAACACTTACTTGTATAGCACCAACAGGTACTCTATCAATGATTGCGAATTGTTCTTCTGGAATTGAACCTCTGTTCGCTTTGAGCTATACAAAGAATGTAATGGACGGTAAAAGTTTTACATATATCAATGAGTATTTGCTTGCGAAATTAAAAGAATTAAATTTGGATAAAGCAAAAATAATAAATGAGATAAAGCGGACAGGTAGTATTCAGCACATCAAAGAAATCCCTGGTGATATTAAAAGGATTTTTGTAACTGCTTTAGATATATACTATACAGAACATATAAAAATGCAAGCAACATTTCAAACACTTGTTGATAGTTCTATATCTAAAACAATTAACTTTAGAAATAATATGACTATTAAAGATGTTAAAAATGCTATTCTTATGGCACATGAATGGGGCTGTAAGGGCATCACAGTTTATAGGGATGGGTCACGATTAAATCAAGTGTTGACTGTAACTGGAACTAAAAAAGAAGATACTGTAAAGATTGAACCACCTCAAGCGGAATCAATTTTGCAAGAGAGGCCAACTAAATTGGAAGGTATAACAAAAAGAGTAAAGACTGGTTGTGGTAATTTTTACATTACAATTAACAAGATTGATGATAAACCTGTTGAAGTATTGAGTCATATAGGTAAAGCAGGAGGATGTGCCATATGTCAAGGTGAAGCAGTTTGTAGGTTAGTTTCGCTTGGCTTAAGAGCAGGTATAGGACCTGATAGAATTATTAAACAGTTACATGGTATTAGGTGTCCTTCACCTATATGGTATGAAGGTGGCCAAATTTTATCATGTCCTGATGCGATTGCTACTGCATTGAAAGAAGAATTTAATATAGATGTTAAATCACCACAGCCTGTGGGTCAGATTCCTTGCCCTGAATGTGGGGCTGATATGAAACCTGACAGCGGCTGTTTTGTTTGTTCAGTATGTGGATATTCAAAATGTAATTAGAGGAAATTGATACAATGGATGATTTAAGCCAACAAATACAACAGGATTTTTTGAATGGTGAAAAAGCATCTCAAATTCGTAAAACTTATCAAATAGGTAAACAACGATTAGAGAAGATTTTGTGCCAAATACCTAATGAACAAATAACTACATGGAGATATTACCCTGTTGCCAAAGACCAGATAATTAGTTTTTGGCAACAGGGATATAGATTAAGTCAAATTACCTGTATGACAGGATACCCAATAATTCTTTGTGAAAAAGTATTAAAGTATAATAAAGTTTTTTAATCTGTTTCGTCAGCATTCGCCAGAAGGATGCCAAGTTTGGATGGTTTGCCAGATGCTCGTTTCAGAGTTTGTTTGATTGTATTCATTGTAATAAGAGGAATAACACCACCATATTTGGCAGCCTTCTGGTTGTATCTTGTAACATCATTTGTAATAATTTGGCGAATAGCATTCTCATCAGGAGCCCAACGTAACTTATCATAAATTGTATTTCTTTGTTCATCATATAATTTCTTTGTAGTATCAGCGGCTAATTTTGCTTCTGTTTCTTTTACAGGTCGAATTGGTCTTAACCCTAATCCTGCAAGTACAGCTTCAGAGCCTGTGTATTTAATTGGTTGCCCATAAACATCTGTAACAACATTTCCATATTTTGTGAGTAAAGGTTTATTTTCAGCATAATTTGAATATGCGGATACAGCTTTTGAAAGTGATGGTGGGGCTATTCCCAAGAACATGTTTTTGAAATCACCTCGTTGTACTGCTCTATAAAGAGCCTCTGTATCCGATGATGTTCCACGCCATACACCAAATAATGTATTCATTAAACTGGGTATAGATAAATCATCAGGTATTAAGCCAACAGACAACGATGTTGATATATCAGAGCCTAATAATGATGGTGCTCCATAGGTCAAGACATCTGCTCCTGTTTGCCCAACATGTTTTTGTAATGTTTTATAGAACGCTTGTTTAGTATCTTTATCATCATCTGTAATCCATTGAAATGCTTTTAATATTTGGGTTACAAAAGGCACAGCTAAAGCACCACCAAACAGAGTTGTATATAAACCATTTGCCAATAATTTATCAAAATAAACTTTATTTTGTTCATTCCTGATAGTTTTATATAACCAACCTAAATAATTTACTTCATATCCTCGTAAAGTTAACATTGATGATACTATAGGATTTTTGAGAGCGATTAGTGGTTTATTAACTTTTGAAAAGATAAAAAACGCATTATCATTATATTTAGTACCAAAGTTTATAGCGTCCTCATTTGATAACCCTTTTTGTTTAGCCAACCGATATGCCATTAAAGCACCCATTTTACGACTTGCTAATTCCATAGATTGCATAGGAGCCATTAAAGAAGTAAAGAGACTATGTAAATATGATGGCAAAATCATGGATGCTTCATTTCGTATTTGTGAAACAAAAGTATTTGCTGCTACACTGGTGCCTAAAATTTTATCTAATGCGTTTTGTTCTTCTGGATTTATTGTATCTAATCGCATTAAATTTTTAAGAAGTGACCAAGAACTTTGTGATAGTCCACTTAATGCTTTTATATTGGCATTAACAAAATCCATACCTGATGTGCGTTCTGGTTTATATTGCCGCAAAGCATCCGCTTCAGCATTCATAAAACCAAGAATTTCAGGCAGACCTACTGTAAATGGTTGTGTTAACTGTGATAAAGCACTTTTAAGACTCATACCTAACATACGCACAGTTAAAAATGTCTTTATTGTTGCAGTTGCTTTATCAAGTACGCTGGCTGGTTTTAACATTGCTCCAGTATATTCGTTATAATATTTGAAAAGTTGTGTATCATTTTGTAACTGATGTCTAACATCAGGACTATTTAGATATGCTTGTAATTGACTTGTGGCCGTGAGTCTTGCAATGCTATTTGACATTGCTGGTAAATAAGTAGAAATAACCTTTGGAAGATTTTTTTCAAATCCTTCTACAAGATTTTCTTGGCGCTGAATGAAACGAGATGTTGCAAAACCTCTACTCATAAAATCATTTTGTATATCACTCTGAATCATTGATATTAGTTTATCAATAGCCTTTTCATCAACAGGATGTTCTTGCTTTAGTCTTTCAGTCATATACTCAAGATACTGTTGCACAGCTGTATTAGTAGTTCCTTCATATAATGAAGATACATTATTTGGATTTTTTGCTTTTACAATAACAATATCATTGTCTTTAACATTTCGTGGTAATTCATCAACAATACGCCCATTATATTGGGTTTGTAACCTCTTCATTATTTTAGCGGCTTGATAATGACCACCTGTTTGTGTGATTGTAGTAGGAGTATGCTCTCTATGTAATTCAGCCCAGTATGATTTTGTAGTACCATCAGGGTATTGTTCATTAACCCCTTGGTAAACTTTAATAGCCCATTCGCCACGTTGCCGTAAACGAGGGGTATAAAATTTATCAGCTGCTGTATAAGCATTAATTTGGTCATCAAAAGGTTTAATTTTGCTTAACGCATGCCCAATAAATTGATTAACAGTCTCATCTTCTTTTATATTAAATTCTTTTGGGATGACAATAGGGTTGTCTCTTAAAGAATCACTATTTTGAGCTATCCATTCAACCAAATGTTTCCGAGCATTATCAGATAAATTAGCATATTCAGGCGTATTACTCAAAGCATAAATCACAGAATTTTTTAATGCAGTGAAATATTCGGTAGCCATTTTATCAAAAAATTGTTTGGTTTGGTGATAAATGTTAATTTCATCATTAGTTAATTTATATTTATTTTTTAATGTATTGTTATCTAATAATTTACCTTGAGCATCACTATCCCAGACGGCCTTTGCAAACATTGGGTTTTTAACATTTTCAATATCCCTATAAAATTGTTTGAATGCTGCTATGAGTAAATTACTTCTTTCCTCTGATGTTTTAAAAATGTTAAACAATGATTTAATAACAGGATGATTGAACCATTGAGAACTAAGAAACATCCTGGCGAATGAGCTTAAACGTTTATCTCCTTTAAGAGAATCAACAACATGTTTAATAATACTAAATTGTGTAGGAACTATATCATCTTTATCAACAGAAAAACCAAGTGCTTTAAGTTGTTTAGTTTCAAATTCGTTTTGAGCTTTTCTAAAATCTGCAAAAATAGACCTATCTTTATTTTTTTGTATAGCCTCAAAAATATCATCAGCATTATTAAAACCTAATCCGTTTATAGCGTTATTTACTCTTTCAAAGAAGTTTGCAATTTTCTTAAATATACCTGTTTGATTAGGTTCCATTATTTTATCAGCAAAGGCATCAGCAGCTTGTTCCATCCAATGTTCTTTACCATTACTAAAAGCCTTTTTTAGAGTTGTAATTTCTTTTGGTGTAAAATAACCACTGTTTACTAATGTTTCAAAAACTTCATGCAAAGCTGTGCGTTTAGCTTCGGCGTCTTTTAAACCCGCACGCAACCAAATTAATGGAGCATTTGAATTTGATAGAATTATATTAACACCTCGAACTTTTTGTAAATAGGCTTTTAAGGCTAAATCAGCAGGTATGGTTTGGTCATGTCTGCCAATGGCTTCTAAAATATCTTTATCTGTAAATCCAAGAGATTTTAATTTGTCAGATATGTTATCAAAATTAACAAATTCAATTTTAGCTGGAGTTAGGTCACCTAATGTTTGACGCAACCAATTAGTTAATTTTTGTGATATTGAATTTTGATAATAAACAACATTACCATTTTGAATATCTCGTTTAGCTTGTTCCTGTAAAACTGGTTTAATATCTTCAGGTACTTTTTGCACCATATCTAATACTTGTGGCACTGTCATTTTACCTGTTGCTAAATCATCTTGTAACTGACTAATAGTTTGTTCGGTTGGATGTGTTAATTCTTTTTTTGATATGGTTGGTTTAATTTGTGGTTGAATAGTTTGGTTTTTTGTGACAGCATCAAAAAATCTTTGCTTCAATTGTTCTTTATATGTCTGTAACTCATCACGTTTAGCGGGGTAATCTTGTGGTGATTCATATCTGGCCTCTTTGACAGCATCTTCTTTAGCTTTAAGATTATCAGTTTCCCCTAAAACTTTAGCTATTGTATGTATATCATTATCTGTAGTTTGATTTTTAAATGTTTCAAATAAGTTGTGATTTACAATATTTGCTTTTAATTTATTATATGTAATTAATTCATCTGGAGTTAATTGTGGATTTTTTACAAATGTATTTGGTATTGGTTCAGCTGTATTTTCAGATTTGGTAACCGTACCTTGTTTTTCTTGTAATTTAGGTTCACTTGATGCTACCTCTGGATTTTTTCCTACTTCTGGATTTTGTTGAACATCTATAGGTGTGGATTCCTTATCTACTGTAGTAATATTATCAATGGCCTGTTTTTGTTCTGGTGTTATTTTTAAAGTTTTCCTATTTGTAGTATTTGAATTTGCTTCATTATTTGGTTCTTCTACTGATTGTTTTTCCACATTATGTATATTTATTTCTGGTGACGTTTCAGGTAATTTTTGGTTTACTACATTAGTTTCTTCAATTGGACTTTTTTTTTCTGAAGCTGTTGGATTTTGAACTCTATTACTCTGAAGATTTTGTTCTGTTGGATTTTGTAATTTTTGATATGACTCTTTAGCGTCAAGCCGTCTATCAGCATAATACTTAAATTTTTTTAGTAATTCCGTAGCACTTTTATCTTGACCAATTATTTCTTGTGACTTCCCTGGTTGATTAAAAATAGCATAATATTGGTTAGTTTTTGTATCTTTGCGTATATCAACAAAATAATCTTTATTTGTTTCACTATATGCTCTTGCAACATATTGTGTTCCAGGAATTGATTCTTTATATGGTGTTGCATTAATCCTATCTTCTATTGTTTCAAAATTTGTTGGTTGCGTCTTTATTGATGGAGTTTCCGTTGGTTGTGTAGTTTCAGGTTCAGTTGATGTTGTAGCTTCAGGTTGAGTGGGAGCTGCCATAGAACTTAGTTTAGCATTTTCTTCTAATCTATCTAATATAGGTTGTGTATTCCTTAAAACTTCTTCGGCAGTTTTACCATACCCAATTACTTCATAAGGCTTACCTGGCACATTTTGAACTGCAAAAAATGTTGGTTCAGGACTATTAGGGTCTTTATATATATCAATAGAAATACCACTGTTACTCTCATGATTCAAATTTCGTCCAACAAGTTGTAATCCTGGTATTTTTTCACCAGACATAGTGGAAGTAATTTGATTTATAATATCTGTATCGTGTAGAGGTTCTGAAAATTCTTGGGAGGATAAGGTTGGCGATTCATCTGTAATACCTACAATAGCTCGACGTTGTCCTGGTTCAACTTCTGTTTGAAAATATTTTTGAGTTTGAGGGTCATAAAAAACTTCTGTGCCACTTTCATTTCTATCTAATACTTTAACTGGTATAAACCCCTCTGGAATAGACCCATCATGTATTGTATCTTCCAATTGACCAGCTCTAACCTTTTCAATTGGCATATGATAAGATTTTGGAATATTCGGATAATCAGATACTTGTTCAGGATGCGCTTCCTGTGATGTTTCAGGTTCAGACTGTGCTTCTTGAACAGGAGGGGCTTCTGGAACAGGCTGCGCTTCCTGTGATGTTTCAGTAGGTTCAGGCTGTGCTGCTTGATTTACTGCTTCCTGTTGACGAGCATTAACGGTATCTGTATATACCTTGTTTATATCTGCCACATCAGATGTTTCATGTAAAATTGGATATGTGCCTGTCTTTGGGTCTATTTCAGTCAAATCCTGTAAAACATATGTCTTAACCTTACCATCATTATCTTTGACTAAAGTCATGACAAGCTTATTAGGTCTATCAAGTAATTGTGTAAAATTATCTTTATGGTAAACTTCAAAGTTACCATTCATTATTGGTTCTTGTGATTGATTATTGCCAGGTTTTGTTAAATCTATTTTTGGTAAATCACCTGAGTGCATTGTATAAGGCATTGCTTCTTTAATTACATCAGGTATTTGCTGATTATCTTTATTATAAACTTTATTTAAGTCCATAACTAATGGTATAATATCTTTATATTTAGCAAAATTTTGAGCTATTTCATCTGGATTATCTGTCCAATTAGTATAGGCTTGTTGAACTAATTGTTGGTTTTCAGGAGATAAGTTATCGTAATTCTCATTATGTAAAAGACTAAATTGTGCATGTAATTTAGCTGCGTCTTCAGGTGATAATTGTGCTCCAGACGTTGCATTTTGTTGATTCTTTGCCAACCTTTCCTTTAGAGTTTTAGCACCTACTGTTCCTGCGCCAAGAACAGCACCAACAAGAGCATTTTCAAGGCCTTCTTTGCCTATATCTGATGCAGTAACATTTGGATTAATACCTGATGCCCCTTCAAGAGTTTTATTCAAAGCGCCTTGCGCTCCCATCGTAACAGCATCAGCTAATGCAGCCTTACCAGCTTCCAGCAATTTTGCTTTTAATGTATCAGGCACAACATTAGATGCTAATACCCCACGAGTAACTTTGCCAAGAATACCAGGGGCTACTGTATTGACTAACCCAAATGCTTCAGGATATAGACCATTCGATTGGTTAGGAGGCATTTCTTGATGTGCCTGTTCAGCAGATGATGCAAAAAGTGCTGGGAGTGTTACTTCTGGAGCGGCAGCAGAAGCAGCCATAATTGGTAAAGCACTTACAACTCCATGCTCTATTTTAGCAATTGGATTTGTGTATATTTGTTCAGGGTTTCCTCCATAATTTTGATTAACCCGTTGCTGCCAATCTTGTGCTACATGTTGCATTCCTTGTTGTAGAACTCTGAATATACTATCAGGTTGTGCCCCAAATATTCTATCAGGAACATAATCAAGGGCTTGGCCAACTAAATTTAATGTTTGAGGAGCCATACTCTCGGCAGCATGAAAAGGTGCTTGTAGTAACTGTTGGCCTACAGGCAATGCAGTCTGTTGAACTTGTGGTATTCCAAACTGTTGTTTATATGAATTTATTTGGTCATCATTATAACCTTGTTGTCTTAATGTATTTTCAAATAATTGAATACGTTGCTGTAAATCGTCCATTATAGCACCTCAAAAAATGAAAACGTTTTCATTTTATGTTCCTTCGGAAGCATTTTATATTACTTCAGAGTCAGTTTATGGTAATAAATTACCCTTGTAAATGTCCCAATCATTATTCAAATAATCTGTATCATTATTATTTGATTGTGTTGTGGCACCTGGTAATGCTTGCTGGGTATTATTAGTTCCTGATGATGGATTATTTTGTTGTGTTAATCCTAAACGTTGCGCTAAAGTAAGTGCATTAGCATCCATATCTTTATTTCCATAAACAATGTTGTATGCTTGATTTAATCTCGTAGCGCTATTTGTGGCATTAGCCGCTCCTGGGGTTTGATTATCCCCACCATATAGAGTATCGAACATATGTATTCTTTCAGCTGCCCGTGATTGAGCTGTTTTTACAGCACTATCAGCTAAATATTTTGATTGTTCTATTAACGGAGATATAGCGTTCATAACTGCATTGAATTCATATAAATTAGGTTTTTCTTGATTAACCCAATTAGATAAATAATTAGTAACTTTACCCATAAAATTTTGATGATTTTTTATATAAGGATGTATTTCCTGTTGAGCTTCATAGAAACTATTATTTTGTTGTGGTAGTAATGCAGTAGATTGTGGTAGTGCTTGAGTAGTATTATTACCACCCATATATGAACGTGCTAAAGAACCTCCAATTCCAATAGGAATTAGCCATTTAAGTAAGTCAGTTGTGCCTGCCATTTTTAACCTCCTGTAGCTTCATCATATTCTGGTAAAGCTATTTGTTAGGTATTATTAGTATATAAAGGAACACCATTATTTTGGTTTATTCTCTGAATTCCTGGTATTCCTATATTTGAAGGTAATGCCTGTTTATCATTATTAACAGTAGATGTGTTATCTTCATTAAATAGATTTTGCTGAAGATTTGCAGCAGATGGAAGTTTATAGTTATCGAACAAATCAAATGAGGGGAACAATGACCCAGTCGGCTGTTGAGGATTTGCCAATGTAACTTGTTGACCAATTCCATTGGGAGGG